TAATTGTAGATGCATTTTTACCTGATTATAATAGGTTACATCACTAGATAATAAGTTATACATATCGTTCAAACGGAACTGATATACAACGTCGAAAATATTAGTGCCTGCATGGCTACTACCAATAGTTCCTAATGGAAATGCACGGATAACACCTGTTACAGAATCAGCAACTTCAAAATAACGATCATCCCAATTTTTTTGTACATATGCAGATGATGCTGCTAGTGTAGCAGTTGTAGCAGATTGGTCTCCGGTAATGGTTTCTCCGTTGGAGAAAGTCCCAGAAACACCTTTTAGTAATAATTTATTTGACCCGCTTATTTCATAAACCTTTGCTGTAGCTTCAGAAGTTCCACCTGTGATAGTTTCACCCACAGTAAAATTTGCGGCAACTAAAGTAGCTAAGCTAACATAGGAAGCCTCTATTTGCTCAGAGACATAAACACGCTCAACACCATCAAAATGATATTCTTGCCAAAACTCTAAGGCATCGTCAATTCTATCGCTTACTTGGTCATCATCAACGTTAATTTCTATAACTGGATGCCCTAAACGACGAAGACAGTAATCTACTAATTCAGTACGGGTTGTAACAGCCATGTTACCTCGCAATAAAAAGTTAGTTGGTATTACTATTTATAATCTTTAGCAATACCAACTAACTTTTTATTTAATCTACGAGTATTGGTTGTAGTGCAGCAAGTGCATTAGCTGCAATTTCTAGACTTTCTGGAAGATCATTCATAGAAAGAGAAACATTACTAACTTCTACCTCAACGTTGAGTAAGTCACGAATTTCTTGATTCAAGGCAGAAATACTATCTGGATTAATTTGAATGGTGCCTTGAACAGGATTTCCATTAGTATCTACTCCTGGTACCACGTTACCATTCTCATCTCTCACTGCATGACGCATACGAGCTTCATCCAAGGTCTTTTGTAAAGACTCAAAAAACGGAGTTAAAGTTGTTTTAGCTGTAAGTATCTTCCACGCAGTTCGTGCTGGAAGTCTTTCATCACTAAGAAGACTAAGTCCGTTTACAACACCATAAATTTGTTCATTTGTAAGATTCATTTTTCCTCCATAGTTAAAATCACCTAATAATATAACATATTTTTATTATATGTCAAGCTTTATTTATCTAACATTTTTTTAAGTTCTTCAATTTGCTCTTGTTGTTCCTTGATTGCTTCGATCAATACTGGAACCAATTTTCCATAATCTAAGGTCAAGTAATTTTCACCTGACTTAGAAACTACATTATCTTCTTCGTCTCTAACCATGTCAAATGGTGCCAATTTAACAATCTCTGGAGCTACTTTTTGTACATCTTGTGCACTTAAACCTAGTTGTAGTTCTTTGCCTTCGAAACCTAATGATTGTGCTAGTTCATTATTTGTATATCTGAAAGCCTTTAGAGATTTAACCATATCAAGTGCATTGGTTACATCCTCGACCTTTTCCTTCAATCTTTCATCAGAATAGTAGGCCGTAATTTCACTTGTTGCAATAATTTGTCCAGTAACGTGTAATGCTTGTGCGGGAGCTGCATTACCGATACCGACCTTGCCGGTGCTGTCTACTCTGACTCTTTCTACTCCGGCTGTCGTAATACCAAGGGTGTCAGCAGCTGGAGCGTATATACCGGTATTTGTATCACCTGTCCAACTAAAGCTAGGTGCTGTCACCGTGTCTGCTGCGTTACCCAAGAACTTAGCAAAGTCAACTGTTCCTGAACCTGTTAAGTTGGTCATACCTGTATATGAACCACTGATACGAGCATCTGGAACAGTTCCAGAACTTAAATTACTTGCATTCAATGAAGATAATGAAGCACCAGATCCACTAAATGTACCTGCAACTAATGTATTAGTACTAGGATTATAGTTAAGACTACTATCTTCATTTAGGCGCTTGTAACCACCAGCACTATTATCAGTAAATACAATATATCGTGTTGCAGCCGTACCTTCATCGTCCTCGATATATGGTTCAACTGTGATGTTTGCAGAACCATTGAATGAGACACCATTGATAGTACGAGATGTTTGTAATGTAGTGGCTGTTGATGCGTTACCTGACAATGCTGCTGTCACAGTACCTGCACTGAAGTTTCCAGAAGCATCACGGAAAACAATTGTACTTGCTGTGTTGGCATTTGTGGCATTAGATGTTACAGTAAAAGTACCGCCTTCGGAACTTACTGAACCACTGATACCATTGCCTGATGTTGCGCCTGCTCCAACATAGTTACCTGTTGTATCTGTACCTAGTGCCACGGAGTTGGCAGCAATAGTTGCTGTTAATGTACCGCTTGCTAAATCAGTTAAAGTAACCGAGCCTGTTAAATCACCACCTAATGTAATTGTTGGGTCTGGCTTACTTAATACGTCAGCCCATTCAATGTTGGCATCAACTGTTCCCTTAGTACCCGAAAAAACTTCGCTTGTGTTTGTGGCATCTGGGATGAATGTGAGTTTACCTGAACTATCATCAAATCCAAAGAAACCAACTTTAGCTGCAGTCCCATTATGCCAACGGAATTCAACACCTCGATCCTTGTTATCATCTGTACTTGGAGCAGTATCACCACCTAAAGTAATGATTGGGTCATCAAGTGTTACTGTGGTTGAATTAACAGTTGTAGTTGTGCCGTTAACGGTTAAGTTACCACTCAATGACAAATTGGCAGCATTTACAGTACCTGTAAATGTTGGTGATGCTAATGGAGCTTTTGCATTCAATTGTGTCTGAATGTTGCTCGTAACACCATCGGTATAGTTAAGTTCTGTTACTGTAGCTGTAATGCCGTCTAATGCATTCAACTCTGATGCTGTTGCAGTTAAATCTGTGATGTCAGCAACTGTATGTGTATGACCTGTAGCAGAAATACCAGCCTCTGCAAGGGTGTTGTTTATCCAAGCACTACCATTCCACTTTAATATCTCACCAGCACTATTAGTTGTAATAGTGGTGTTACTTAATGAATCTAAAGTATGGTTATGGGAAGTAGCGGAGATACCAGCCTCTGCAAGGGTGTTGTTTATCCAAGCACTACCATTCCACTTTAGAATTTCACCAGCACTATTAGTTGTAATAGTGGTGTTACTTAATGAATCTAAAGTATGGTTATGGGAAGTACTTGACTTACCATCTAACTGAGTTTGAATGTTGCTTGTAACACCATCAGTATAGTTAAGTTCTGCTGCTGTTGCAGTTAAATCTGTGATGTCAGCAACTGTATGTGTATGACCTGTAGCAGAAATACCAGCTTCAGCTAATGTGTTGTTTATCCAAGCACTACCATTCCACTTTAGAATTTCACCAGCACTATTAGTTGTAATAGTGGTGTTACTTAGACCATCAAGAGTATGGTTATGGGAAGTACTTGACTTGCCATCTAACTGAGTTTGAATGGCAGAAGTAACACCGTCAACATAGTTGAGTTCTGTTACTGTAGCAGTAATGCCATCTAAAGTATTAAGTTCAGTAGCAGTAGCAGTTAAATCTGTGATGTCAGCAACTGTATGTGTATGACCTGTAGCGGAGATACCAGCTTCAGCTAATGTGTTGTTTATCCAAGCAGTACCGTTCCACTTTAATATCTCACCAGCACTATTAGTTGTAATAGTGGTGTTACTTAATGAATCTAAAGTATGGTTATGGGAAGTACTTGACTTACCATCTAACTGAGTTTGAATGGCAGAAGTAACGCCGTCGGTATAATTAAGTTCTGTTACTGTAGCTGTGATACCATCCAAAACATTGAGTTCTGAAACTGTGGCAGTTAAGTCTGTTAATGTTGTGGCTGTTGAAGCATTACCACTTAGTGCTGCTGTGATTGTGCCTGCGGCAAAATTACCGGAAGCATCACGAGCAACGATGGCTGATGCTGTATTTGCATCAGTAGCAGTTGTGGCGGAATTACTTACCTTGCCTGCTGTAGAAATTGTTGACAATTTACTGTCAGCAATTGAACCAGCTAACATTGCATTAGTTACTGTGCCTGTATCAGTGGTATAAACACCGTTAGTTACGGTGCCAGCATTGCCTGAAACATCACCAGTTACGTCACCTGTTAAGTCACCTGTAATTGTGCCTGTAGTGGTGATGTTGTTAGCACCCATATCAAGTGGCTTGTTCATTGTCCACTTGTCACCAGTAGAAGCATAGGTGAATGTAGCAGAAGCTCCGTCTACTGTAATACCTGCACCATTAGCTGCTGCAGCATTTACAGCACCAGATGCTACTGTAATGTTGAGGTCGTCTACTGATAATGAAGTAGAATTAATGGTAGTTGTAGTACCATCTATCTGTAAATTACCTGTAACAGTTAAATTACCACCAATTGAAGCATTACTTGTTGTTGACAAAGTACCTGTAATAGCAGTATTGTCATTAAGTGCAATAGTACCTGTACCATTTCCACTCAAGGCAAGAGTGGTGTCTGCTGTTTTAGTGGTGATGCTATCTGTTTTAATACCACTAGCAAAAGAAACAGGGTTACCTGCACTGTTTGAAACATTAGTACCATCTTCAATTTGAAGGGTACCTTTGATTTGAATAATTCCTGAGCCTGTAGGATCTAATTTAATATCACCGGAGCCTGAAGTTTGTACAGCAACATCTTGATTGGTATCAGCAGAAATTGTGATAGTACCAGAATTATCAGATACCACCTGCTGTCCATTAACATACAAAGAACCTGGGCCGACGAATATATCGGACCATTGTTTCAAGGCTGAACCAAGTGCATATGTGTTATCTACACTAGGAACAATGTTTCCTGAAACAGTTGAGTTACCTGTAAGCGTTACACCCGCAAATGATGGTGTATCTGATGTCCCAACAGCTTGACCAATAGATACCGCACCTGACGAAATACTAACACCAGTACCTGCTGTAATATGTGCTTGCACCTCAGCTGCACTAGGTCCAGTATATGTAATGACACCTGTACTGTTATTATACGACAGTGAACCATCACCGCCTGCGTCAGTAACACTAATATTAGTTAGAGCAATAGCAGAAGTATTAGATAAGTCTGCTCTTGCTATCTCAAAACCACCCTGTGTAGAACCATCGTGCACTACAAGGGTGTCTTTAGAGGTATCGACGGTTACCTCACCTTCTGCACCTGTGAATGATGCATGCTGTGTTGTGGTTCCTCGTCTAAATTGAACTGCTGTAGGCATAAGTTAATCTCCAGGACTCTTATATTGTAAATTAGTTGGTTAGTAAGTTCCACCATCAATTGTGTCAACCTGCGAACCAGGTATGGTTGCAGACGCACTTAAATTATTTAGATCAGCTCTACAAAGTTCAAAACCACCTTGTGTAGATCCATCATGTACTACTGCTGTTTTTTTTGTTGTGTTTACTGTAATTTCAGCTTCTGCACCAGTAAATGATGCATGCTGTGTTGTAGTGCCACGTCTAAATCTAATTCTAGTTGACATTTATTATAAGCTCCCGTAATCTATATTGTTACCGGATCCTACGCTATCAGCGATAGAACCATAATCCTGATCTGAATTATAAGTCATTCTAACAATGGCTGTATTGCTTTCAGATGAAGTATCTATGGTGAATAGCCCACTAGAAGTATCTGCAAATTTTAAAATATCTACCGTTGCTGTACTATCGGTATCTGTAACCACCATTCCGCCTTGTATTGCTTTAATAGCATCAGAAGAATCTCTAATATAGATTTTTTTATCTGCAGTATTAACAGCAATTTCACCTACAGCAATATCTGCTGTGGTGGGGGCGCTACTGCCAGTTTCACTTCTTTTAGGTTTAATTACAAGTGCCATTGATTTTATTCCCGAGTTAGTTGTTTTTATAGTTACAATGACATATTTGTTTTATACAACCCAGGAAGTCGGGCCACTGACCCGACTTCCGTGGTTATAATTACTTCACATATTAATATGTACCACCATCCACTACGTTGGTCCAAGCAGGTGTACCTGAGTTTGAATACAGGAAGTATCCACTAGTACCTGCTGCTGTTACTTGAACAGCACTTGTACCATTACCATAAAGAATACCATTACTGGTGAAAGTTGTAGCACCTGTACCACCATCACCTACTGCAATTGCTGATGATAGTGAAGATACTGTACCGCCAGTAACGTTACCCTCAAGGTTTGCTACTATTGTTGCTACAGCATAGCCTGTACCAGCAACGTTAACTGTTGTGGTTGGGGCAGCTTGTAGATCTTTGAACAAACGGAACTTGCCGTCTGATGCATCACGGAAAAGACCGGCATATAGATCCAATGAACCTGATGTGTCATATAAACCATAGAAACCAATATCGACAGCATCGGTTGAGTTATTATCGTTACCTAAGATAATTAGAGGATCTGTTACACTTAAGGTTGATGAGTTAACTGTAGTGGTTGTACCTGAAACAGTCAAGTTACCAGCAACAGTTACGTTAGCACCTGAAAGTGTGATTGCGGTTGTGCCGCCACTTGATTTAATGTCGTTACCACCGACTGTCAAGTCACCGACCAATACTACGTCATCGGTTAATGCGACTGTAACTGCTGCACCTTCACCTGAACCACTAACTGCAATTTGATTTGATGTACCAGCTACGGTTGCTACATAATCACCTGTTGTATCTGTGCCAAGTGCAACTGAATTGGCAGCAATTGTTGCTGTCAAAGTTGCATTTGCTGAACCATCAATTGATACGCTACCTGAAAGGTCACCACCAAGTGTGATTGTGCGTGCTGTTGCCCATGCTGATGCGGTTGTAGCATTACCACTTAGTGCTGCTGTGATTGTACCAGCGGCAAAGTTACCTGAACCGTCACGAGCAACAACCTTTGAAGCTGTGTTAAGTGCTGTGGCGTCAACTGCCAATGTGATAGCTGCACCCTCAGAACCACCATCACCACCGGTCATGTATGAGCCGTTTGTGATACTTGCAACATAGTTGCCTGTTGTGTCTGTACCAAGTGCTACTGAGTTTGCTTGAATGGTTGCTGTTCCGTCCTCAGCAATTAGAACATCACCTGAAACTGCTGCATAAACATAATCAGCAACATCTTCTGCTGTGATTTTTCTGTTTGCTGTTGCTGATGCATCATAAACAAGGAACAAGTCAGCATCTGCAAGAGCAGTTAATGCTGTACCGCCGTTAATGTTTACTAAGGTGTCTGTAACTGAGTTAAGACTAACTGCACCTGAAGAAACAGAGAAATCTGTTGAATTGAATGATGCAACACCCTTGTTTGATGTTGTTGCATCTTCGCCTGAAACTGTTACTGTGTTGTCTGTAATGGCAATGTCAATACCTTCACCACCAGTAAAGGTCATTGTTTGGCCAGTACTGAAAGTATCAGAACCTGTATCGCCTGCAATTGTGAAACTTGATGAAGCTGGTGATGCAAATGATAGTACACCTGAACCATTGGTGGTTAGGATTTGACCACTTGTACCATCAGCTCCTGGTAGAGTAAATGCTACATTTGCTGTAACAGTTGCTGGGGCCTTAAGTGTTACACTTGCTGAACCATCAGCATCTGCCAAAACAACTGCTGCACCATTGGTGCCATCTTTAGGATCTAAGAAAGCATCAACTGTATCGGTGTAGTATTTACCACCAACTTTTTGAATAACAGCAGCAGAACCAGAATCTACAGATTCGATATAAAGAACGGCACTGGCACCGTCATTGGATGCATCTTCTGCGTACGCTAGCTCGCCTTCAACCAAATCTGAAGTTGTTGGTGCTGAAGAACCAGAAGAACGTTTAATTTGAATTACGGTCATCGGAATTTCCTTGTTTTTAGGTTTATGATTGCTTTTTCCTGCGTTGCTTTAATAATATTAAAAAGTTCCGCCATCTATATTAGATACACCAGCCACAGCTTGCGGTACCCATTTTTCTAATACCGAATCATAAACCAAAGTATAACCATTTTCTAAACCGCCTGAGGCGTCAATATTTTTCAATTCTTCCACATTCAAATTATCCAGTTGAACTCTTTTTATAGAAGTATTTATTCTATTTGGTGTTCCCACCTTTACTTGAATAGCCATTATCGCGTTACCTGAGGTGTTACGGTGATTATTCCTTCTACTATTCTGGTTACAACTCCTGCTGTGTCTTCCATTTCTACATCATAAACATATCTACCTGCTTTTAACTCACCTGTTTGTGTAGCCGTCAAAGAAATATCTATCACTCCTGACGTAGGTGTTGCTGAAACTGCGGTAAATGATGTATAAGATGATGAAGCATAAGATTTACGCATTTGACCTCGTAAAAGATAACTAGTCAAATTCAAAGCATCTCCTTCCGCATCTGTCACGGTGACTGATGTTGAAAAAGTAGCTCCTTGATCAATAACTAGATTTTGTATATATGCCATAAAAATCCAATTAGTATGAGGTTAATATACAGTTATCAATTATTTATAATGGTTTTATTTTTTACGTCAATGATTTTCATTGTAATGTTCCTTTAACCATTCCCAATTTTCACTATTTCTTAGAGCTTTAGGGTTATTTATATTTTCTAGAGCAAACTTATTTCCTTCTCTAGCTCCCTTCAAAACCCAATCAGAATTTTCGCCTTCAGCAAAAGCTAACCAACGATCCAACCACATATCACTATCTGATTGTAAGGTTAATTTAACTACCTCACGAAATGCTGTTCTCCAAGCCTCATATGGAGATGTAGCAAATGTAGCTTCACTAACAGTTCTAGGAACAGTTACAGTTTTGCTATATTGTGTGAAATCCAATCCAAAGTTTTCAGGAGTACTTAAAACAAGATCACTATTATAACAAACAATACCCATGTGCCCATAACTCAAACGATTACTCATGTTCTTGGCATGAAAAATAATATGAGAATCAGGATGCAATTCAACAGGATATTCAAATACAGAAACATCCGTGACATAATTTTTTGCAGTTACTACAAAGAATTGTTTTGCACCATTACTTAGGTCAACACAACGATGGAACATTTTTCTTCTTCCATTAATTCCGTCTATTCTTATTACATTAGGATTTAATTTAACTAAATGTTCCCAATTTTCCTCTGCATTACTTTCACCATTACTAACAAAAAACACAGGCGCTAAATCTTTCTTTGCTGGTCTTCTTGCTTTGAGTGTGTGAAGTGCAATAATTGGATCTATTTCTATAATGATTTTATCAGGCCATTCCCAAGGATCTTCACTTATCTTTTTTGCTTTTGCAATAGACTTTTTATCTCCTGCCCAACCAGCAACATGAATATGTTCGATATCTTTCTTAACCACAAAAATTACTGGTCCTGAAATATGTTGCCAGGATATACCGTTTTCACAAAGATATAATTTTTCTTCTGAATTAGGAGCATCAATTATATCAACATAATCAAAAGGAGTTAATTCTTTATCACCTGCCTGGACCCATCCTTTGGCATCTTTAACGGTTTCTATAAAATCTGTGAACCACCCAAGACTACGAACCCAATGCTTTGTTTCAATAATCCAGTGCTTTTCGAACAAATCGCTATGTGCTAACCAAGTTTCATTATTTAACATTTTTCACCTTTTTAATTTTAGCTTTTTTAACTTCAGAATTTTTCTTTCGTTCTATTATTCTTTCTTCATTTGCATGAATACTAGGACCGAAAGCCCATTGCCCAACGTGTCTTATTTGACGACTCAAGTTCATATCAACTAAAACTTTATATCCTGCATTTTGTAATTTCTTTTGAAAATAAAAATCCTCACCATGCCATTCATTGTCTCTGTATTCAAATTCAAAGAAAGGAGGTTCAATGTTTTTCATGATTTCTGTTTTCATCATTACACACCCCATTCCAATACCTTCAACTTCCTCTAATTCTTCTTGGGATTCTAGAGGAACCCATTCTTGCCAATTACCCCTTTCTGTGTATGCAACAGTCTGTAATGGAATAGAACGCTTCATATAATTACCACAAACAATAGGAACATTATGAGCCATTAATCTCATTGCTGTGGTGCTAGGAAACATCATATCAGAATCAAGCCATAAACAATAATCTGATTTCATGTTTAATGCTTGTTTTGCTAATCTTTCACGTTGTGCAAGAAGGATAGTGCTTTGATCATATATCACATGAACATCTATCCCAGCCATGGCTGTGGTTTTAACTAATTCTACCAATGAAGAAGTAAACAGACTGTAAACATATTCTTTACAAGGAATTAGTATTGCAAGTTTTGTTGGTTTGCTTTTCCATATACTTAAATCAAAAATGTTTTTACTCATACCCCAGCAACTCCTTCTGCTAGTGCAGAAGCCTGGGTAGTTACATCTCTGATAAGAGCCACTATTTCATGAACACGTTTTACTATTAACTGATAATCAGCTAAAGGAAATTGAGTTATAATATTTAAAGTATCAATACTATAACGATCAAAAATTAAAACTTCTAAAGCTGCTTGTCTTGCATATTTTTCTATAGCAATCATTCTAGAAGTTTGTGGTTCACTTGTAAGAATATTAATTAAATGTTCTTCATCATGCTCTTCTAGAATACTTTCTAAGAAAGCTTGACGTTCGGGCCATTCTTCATTTTCTCTGAGATATTTCAATTCATAAAGAAGTTCGGCGAGGGCCTTTTTATCATATCCAATAGAAACCCATCGAACATATTTTTCTTCATAGTCCGATGGGTTAGCATTAATATGCGAAATTAAATTATCAAGATCCATAAATCACCTCAAAAAATAAATGTAAAATAATATAACTAAAAAAATTATAATGTCAAGTATTAATATGTATTAGGAGTTGTTCTACCACCAAAATCGGCTGAAAGAGTAATTGAACCGGACGATATACCAATTTGTGCTCCTAGATTCCCTCTTAGTGTTACTGCACCAGAAAGACCATATGCGTTGCGCACTCGACCCATTACAATTTCTGATCCGGTGGCTGGTATTAACCCCATGTTACACTCCTAAAAATGAATCTTTTAATGTTGGCACTTATTGGCACTTACAATTGGTTTTTACTGCATCTAATTCTATTTTCAATTCTTTGATTGCTTCGATCAATAGTGGAACAATCTTTTCATAACGAACTGCTTTGAAGCCGTCTTCACGATCAGCAACAACTTCAGGGAGAACTGCTTCAATTTCTTGTGCGATAACACCAACATCATGTTTGCGCACAAAATAATCATCCTCACCGCCACGAGAATCCATATGCTCTTGTGTCCAATCAAACTCTACACCATTTATACTATTTAGTTTTTTCATAGCGTCTGAAATAACAACAACATTTTCCTTTAAGCGTGAATCAGAAGCATAGTATGCGGTGATTTCATTGGTGGCTCTAATTTCACCTGCTGTTCCTGAACCTGCTGTACCAACACCCAAACTATTGAATTGAACGTTAGATGATGTAGCGACTGCCTGACCAATAGAGAATGTAACAGCTCCTGTTGCTCCTGAAACACTTACACCTGTTCCTGCTACAGCACTTGTTACACCAGAGTTACTAATTGTGGTGCCAGAAATACTTAAGCCAGTACCTGCTGTACCCCAAGCAGTTGCGCCAGCACTATCGTCCCAGAAAAGAATTCTATCAGCATTTGGGTCAACCAAATTTTGTATTCCAAGATGTGATAGTGAGAAAGTAGTACCACCTAAAGAAATACCAGTTCCAGCAGAATAAGTTGTGTTTGTATCAGTAGAGGCAATTGTAATTGTATCAGTGGTTGCGTTTGTTGTGATAGTGATATTTGAACCAGCTGCTAATGTAAGTGTATCATTATTGGAATCTGCAACTACGGTTGATTGACCTGATACTGCAACGTTCTTGAAAATGTTCTGACTACTACCTAAGTCTGAATTACTAATTGTGGTGCCAGAAATACTTAAGCCAGTACCTGCTGTACCCCAAGCAGTTGCTCCAGCACTATCGTCCCAGAAAAGGATTCTGTCAGCATTTGGATCAACCAAATTCTGTATCCCAAGATGTGATAGTGATATTGTATGAGCAATACCTTCACCTGATGAAGCACCTGTTGTTGCTATGCCAGTGCCTGCAGCAATTGTACCTACATAGTTGCCTGTTGTGTCAGTTCCTAATGCTACTGAATTGGCAGCAACAGTTGTTGCAACAGTTATTGTACCACTTGCTAGGTCGGTCAAAGTTGTATTTGCACTACCAGTTACATCACCTGTTAGTGTGACAGTAACAACTGGGTCTGGCTTACTTAATACGTCAGCCCATTCAATGTTGGCATCAACTGTTCCTTTAGTGCCTGAGAACACTTCACTTGTGTTTGTGGCATCAGGAATAAAGGTCATCTTGCCTGTGCTATCATCAAATCCAAAGAAACCAACCTTAGCGGCAACACCATTGTGCCAACGGAATTCAACACCACGGTCCTTGTTATCATCCGAACCAGGAGCAGTATCACCACCTAGTGTGAAAATAGGATCATCTATAGTAACGGTTGTAGAATTTACTGTTGTAGTTGTTCCGCTTACAGTTAGGTCTCCTGTAACACTAAGAGCACCACTTACAGTTAATGTAGCACCATCAAATGTTAAGTTAGATTCACCTGTGATGGTGTTACCATCAGTAAATGTAGCAATTTGATTGTTTGTGTTAGTTCCTGTGTAATCAACTAATGAAGAACCCCAAACTCGGGAATCAATTTCGTCGGTTACGAGAGTAGAACCATTATAAACAACTACTGTGTTGTCTGTACCAGCAGCAATATTAGCTGGGTTAATTGTAGCTGCATTAATTGTTAAGGTATCAGCACCTGCATCACCCAAAGTAGTATTGCCTGTAACAGTAAGAGCACCTGTGACTGCTAAAGTAGAACCATCAAATGTTAGGTTAGATTCACCATTGATGGTATTAGTATCGGTAAATGTAGCTAATTGATTATTGGATGCAGTTCCTGTGTAATCAACTAATGAAGAACCCCAAACTCGGGAATCAATTTCGTCGGTTACAAGAGTTGAACCATTATAAACAACAACTGTGTTATCAGTTCCTGCGGCTATATTAACTGGGTTAATTGTAGCTGCATTAATTGTTAAGGTATCTCCGCTGGCATTACCTATAGTAGTATTACCATTAGATGCTAAATCACCTGCAACAGTTACGTTAGCACCTGAAAGTGTGATTGCTGTTGCTGTTGATGATTTAATATCATTACCTGTTACAGTCAAATCACCTGCTACTGCAACATTACCTGTTGTGGTAGATAATGTTAGTGCTGTAGTGGCATCAGAGGCTTTAATGTCGTTTCCACCTACAGTCAAATCACCTTCGGTTCTAACATTAGCTCCAGTTAATGTTAAAGCAGCAGTTGGTGTTGCACCTGATTTAATCTGTAGTTCATTGCTTGATTGGGTTAGACTACCATATGTAACTCCCCCGTCTTTCAATACTACGTCAGCTCCACCAGCATCAAGAGTAATATCATTGTCGGCGTCAATTAAGAAAGTTGCGCCTGAACTATTAATAGTATCAATGTTATTGACAATTGCATTTGAGCTAACTAAAACAACTGTACCATCAGCATCTATCATAGTAACTGTTCTATCAGCAGTTGGATCTACAACCGTAAGTTGTGTTTCGAATCCATCCTCAGTAGAACCTTCAAAAAACAAACCACTGGTTATAACAGCAGCATCAAGTGTTTTGTTAGTTAAAGTTTCTGTACCAGTTAAGGTTGCTAAAGTAAGAGTTGTTCCGTTATAAAATTTAAGAGCACCATTATTGTTCCATATGTCGCCTGAAACAGGAGCAGAAGGATCGGCAGATCCTGCTGTAGCACGAATACTGGCAGTTGAAGTACCACTCGCAACTAGGGTTAATTTACCCGTCATTGCTGTGGTTCCATCTTTTTCAACCTTATCGGTATTCAAATTACTGAAGTTGTTATCAACCTCAGTATTTGTTAATGGAGTTCCTTTGGTATTTCTTAGAGTTAACGTTGACATTTCTATCCTCTATTTTGTATTATATGTTGGAGCATTTGTTTTATTTCCAAGAGTTCGTTTCTTACATTATTTATATCATTTTCTAAATTAGAAATTTTATTAGAATGATTTCTTTGTTTTTTATATGCTTCTAAACCATCAATATCAGAATTTATTATAGCTGTGCTATGATCATCCCTAATATACTTATGTTCTTTTTCCATTTTATGCCATCAACGCTAAGGCTCTTAGAGCATAAATTGTTGGTTTTATATAGGTATCAGAACTTAACATCACGATTTTAATTTGGAAAGTTCCGAATTGGGTATAGGCATTACCACTTACATCTTCATATTCAAAAACACCACTAGAATTTATACCACCAATTTGTGTGTTTTCATCATGACCGTTCTTGGATAATTTATATACAAATTCACCAGCACCTAAAGTATTTTTATTAATTGTTTTATTCATTAAAGTCCAATATCTAGGATCACGGTCACCACGTGCTTGTAATTTCACATAAACACGAACATCGGTTTTTTCAGGCATATCAGCATCTAAGAAAACAATTATATCATCAGATTCTTGTCCTGAAGGTAATTGTACGGTCTTAGTATGATATTTTGCATTACCATCAATATCAGATGCTTCATAATCTACTGTACAAATTTCGTTAGTTGCATCTACAGTTAGTGCTGCATTTCTTGTTAACGTCAAACTAGTTGCACTTTCAATACTCTTAACAACACCAATAACCTTACCTGCTGTATCTCTTAAAGCTGATCCTACAGATACCTGGTCAATAAATGCTGTACTTGTTCCAGTAACAGTTGCTGAACCAGTTCCTGCTGCCAATGTACCAGCCAATGTTTTACGAATATTTCTAATATCATAAGCATATGTGAGGACAGCTGCTTTTTCCAAATCAACTACAGGACTTATTGTAGACTTATTGGTTGATAAAGAAAGTTGAAATAGATTTTTTCCTGTTCCGCTAGAAGCAGAAAAAACACCTTTTTCACTACCAATTTCTACCATACCTCTTTTTCCAAATGTTTTATAGGTTGAAGGAAGAGTTCCTGCAACATTTCTTAATTTATGAGCAAAAACAATATTTGTATCATTAAAATCTAGATGTCCTATAGCATTATGTAGTAGATGAAAATTTCTACCTGACATTGATGTGCCATATGAATATGGATTATTAACTAATACTGTTGCTGTTTTTGTATATACACCACTAACCGCACCTGCTTCAATCTCATCATTTTCCACGAAACTTCCACTTGTGACTAATACCTGTGCAACATCCTCAAATGTATCATAAGCTATAACTTCACCTGTACCTGTACGGGTTGTGTTATTAATAAAATCACCAACTTGTAAAGATGCGCTTTCATTAGCTATTTGAAGATAATCAATATCTTTATTTTCTAATACCAAAGTACCTGAACTTGGTGAGAAATTTGCATTGTAAACAGTAAATTTAATATCTTTTGTATCAGAAGGTGTCCAATTAATACTATTGGATGAAAGATATAAACGGCCTGCTGAAGGTTGTTTATCAATTACTTCATTAGTTCCTAGTTTATTTTGCCCCAATTCTGCGGTCCATACTTCATAACTTGTGTTACCACCTGCAGGTAAAAGAACCATTGCATATTCTTCGTTGTTCTTAAGATGAACAGGTGATGTGAAAATAAACTTGGTTGGTGCTGAAGCATCAGTTGAAACATTAACATCTTTAGGAAACAAAGTAACTGTACTTAGAGGAATAATATTTTGTGATGGATTTCCATTAACAGTTTCTCTTAATTGTAAAGTTATTGGTACATTGCCATCGGTTGGTCTAGATTTAAAATAAACATCAATTTTCGTAACGAAAATTCCTTCAAGTTCACCAGACACAAAGAATGTTTGTGCAATAGGATCTTTAAAAGTTTGTCCTGATGGATTTGTAGAAACAAATCTTTCAACGTCAATGCTTCTTGGTCTGATAATTTTAGAAAATGTTGATTTGAGTGTTCTTGTTGAACTTGTCTTAGTTCCATCATAAGTTATGGAGGCCATACCAACAAATTCTGAAACAGCTCTACAATCTGTATCAGCATCAGGATTAGTTGAACTATTGGTTATAACAAAAGTTCTACTACCTGTTTTAAAGGTTCTTGGGGGAATAACAAAATAAAAAGTGATAGAACCTTTGCTATCAGTCTTTAATGCTGCACCAAAAGCACCAGAACGAGTTAGCTGACAATTTGATGAAACCGCCTGCCCATCAAAATATGGATAAACTCTTGTATTTGGTTTCAAACCTTTCGCTGAAACTGTAACAACTATAGGACGAATATAAGGAAGAGGCTCATCAGCAAGAGGTTTTCTTAGAGGAGGTGGAGCAGTAATACCTGAAGAACTAGAACCAATTGGAGTTCTGTTTTCTGCAGCTTGCCTCCCTCCAGTTATATATTCCCATTCTTCTGGATTATTACTACCTTTTCCAGTTATATCATCTCCGCGCATTTATATTCTCCTAATATATTAGATGAGGTCGTCACTTTGTTGATTGTATGTCCAGGATGTACCAGTTGTACTCATATGACTTTCCGAACCCAACGATGTACCACCAGATCCAGTCTTTGGACTGGTCTTAGGTGTTTCAACCACAGGAGCAGGCGAATCAACAGGTAACACCGGTTTTACTGCCTCTACCGGAACTACCGGTGTTGAAGTCACGGTTGTTGGTAGTGCTATACTTTCTTTTACTATTGGTAGTTTAGGATTACTTACTGGTGTAGTTGATCTATCTATCTTAACCGCCTTAGATACAATTATTTCAGGTTCAACAGGTGTAGCCTTTGCTATCTTGATTGGTGGAGTCTTTGGTAGAAATACACGGTTAACAACTTTTTTAACTATATCTCTCTGTGCTATTTCTGCTTTATCCATCTGTTTTAATATTGGTGTATTTAAAGGCTTGGAATCATCACGGTCAACCTTTGCTGCCACTATAACCGGAGGTTCGGGTAAATCACGATGATCAAACCATATATCTTCTGAAGGAGATAATATTATTTCACCCTCATATCCATAAATTACGGTTTCTGTAACTTTGACTGCCTCAGAAGCATATGGGTTTTCCGTATATACTGAATGTGTGTAAGGTAGAGTTGCAATAGTTCCATTTGATACAGTAGAAATCAAATCAGGTCTAAGTGCAGTAGCTAACGTTGCTGTCGATAATCCTGCATATGTAATTACACCAGATGAGGATGATGTTCCTCCTGAAACAGTATAACTTGTTTCAGCAAAAGTACCTGTAACTGAAGTTAGGTATAATCTAATCCATTTATAACTGATGTTTCTTGCAATTTGTACTGCATGTTCTAATTTGCCTGTGGCAAGCGATGTTGCTTGTGTAATAGTTTCGCCTTTAGTAAACTGAGCCTCAGCAACGGGTTGTCTGATTACGATTTGCGCATCAGCAGGAGCTCTGTATATATTACTTGAGGATGAAAATTCTAGTTCTAAAGGATCTGAATCAATCTTTGCTGTTAGTACACCGTTTCCAACTGTGCAACGATTAGTACCGTTTGTGTAATCTAACTTTGTTCCTCTTTCAAACGAATCAACTAAAATACCATTTTTAAATCTTTCATTTCCTGAATCATTATAAAGAAGAGCATTAATAGTTTTTTGTTCTAAGAAAGATAGTTTGGTATATTTTTCTAAGTTTGTTAATCTTGTGTCAATCTCACCAATATCAGACATGGTGTATCTACGTTGTTGTTCTGAGGCAGAGAATCCAGCCTTGTATGCTTTTCTTCCTATTTGCCCTGCAGCCTTAGGAGACATAGCAGGATATGGTGGAAGAGTAAGAATTCCCAAATCCATTGAATTTGCTGGTTGCAATGGAATTTCAGGGACAACTGCTGCTGTACCTGTAACTGATTTAAACACACCTTCTGTATCTAAAACAACACGATCTATTCTTGGGATGTTCCAAGAAATAGGTGTAGTAAATTCTTCTTCTGGATGTGGGAAGTATGTAGGGGTGAATCCAGTAAATGATTTATTAGAATTGGTGTATCCTGAAGGATTGATAGTAGATGATGTTAAAATTGTAGTTGTTACTGCTGTTGCAGCAACAGTAAATCTAAAATCAATATTATTTCTTAGATCATAAAGAACACCGTTCTGTGCTTCATATGTTGGAATCTCATACCAATAAATTTCACCTGACGCAGGATTATCACCCTGTGTAGGTAATGGGTATGAATCTACACAAAAATATGCACCTGCGTTATGTTCAAAATGATCTACACGAACAACATATCTTCTGTATTCAGCAAAGGTTCCACGTATTACACCTAAGTTGTAGTTATCATCTTCCTGACCATTTGTAACAGTAAAATTGTTAGTTCTGTCTGTACCAGAAGTATTAATTGCTGCCCAATTCGAAGTAGAAGCACCCGCCTTAATATAATCCACTTTGAACAAATCATATAAACCTAACGAAGGTTCACTACCTTTAGGGAATGATTTTGTAGCAAGGTCCCAACTAGGATGTGCAACTGTAAAGAAATTAGTTCCTGATGCAGTAGGTGTTCCTGGAATAGTAGTATCACAAGTTACAATATATCTTGTAGTGCTACCAGGACCACTGTTATCTGTGCTAAATGAAGCAACAGTTCCTAAATTAGTAGTTCCGTTATAAACAATATTATCTACAGGACATTCTTCAGCCGTGACCTGTGAACTACTCCATGTAGTTGCAGCAGCTGCTGTTGGGAAGGCCCAAATTAAATTAGAACCGGAATCACTAGCATCCATGTAGTTACCTTGTGTGAAGAATTGGTAACTATTGCCTGTGCCTGTTAGATTAATTGCGGTTCCTGCTGTTGCATTAGCTGAACTTGTTGCCAATTTAATTGTATTTGAATCAACAACAATAACATAATATGTTGTTCCATCAGTCAAACCACCTAAAACTGTACCTTCTGCAGCATAGTAAACTAAAGAATTTGTAACTGAAAATCCATGTGAAGTCCAAGCAATTGTATCATTGGTTGTAGAAACATCACCAGTAGAGATTACTTTGTGTAATAAACCCAACTTTGCAGAAGTTTGTAATCTTACAAATCTATCTTCTCTCAAAGTTTTAGTTCTAGCAACAACATCGGATCGTACTACACTAACAATAATAGTTACTGTTGCACCTGCGTCTAATGTTGTCGTTCCATAAATGTCAACAGTTAATGATGTTGAAGTTATGCTAGTTACACCATTATTAGTTGCTGTTAAATCTACAATCTGACCTGCTGTATATACAGTAGTAGCTCCTGAAGTATGTGTAACATTGGTTTCGGTGATAACAACAATTTCAGAATTAATTGTTGCATTCATAGCAGAGTTAAAAGCAAAAGTTTCATCACCACTCAAAGTAACGGTTACTCTACCATCAGTCCCTACACTTTGTCCAGCAAATACTTTTCTGTAAATAAAACTATTATCTAACGTGTCAGGTTGTAATGATTTTACATAATCATATGATGTAGGAAAAATTAATGGAGCAAATCCTGTTTCCTTTAATTCATAATCCGTCCCCTGAACGTCAGCATGAAAATCAGGTGAACCATTGTAATAAACACCACGAACATCACCAATAGAACCAGCAACCATTTCAATATCATACAAATATAATCTGTATTTACAGGCAGCTGCACCTGATGTTCCTGAGATATATTCTAAGTTTGCAATTCTGGCTGTTCCGATTTCTGAACCTGGAGCAGAAGCACCTGAAAAAGTAGTTGCTGTTACTGCGCCTGCTGCAGCACTTCTCAGAGAAACTACTGATCCATCCATAGGAGGCGGACCAGCAACTTCATCAACAATTAAATAATTTCCGTATGCAGTAGAAACACGAAGATTAGTTTGTGATAAACTATCCGTTGGTTTGTCAACATCTAGATATTTTGTTGCATTTAATTCATACTCATATCCACGAACATATGCTTTTCCTGGTTCTATACCTACAGCCAACTTACCTGCATCACCACCTTGACCAGAAGTATATACACCACCATTTTCACCATTAACTAAATGTTCACGAATATGATACTTGAAAGGCACAATTACATAATCACCTGATTCATCATATGTTCTACGAGCAAGTGTTCTATTTAACTCTGCATATTGTGTTCTGTCATATCTGCGACTAATTTCACCTGATTGTACTTCATAAAGTATAGAGAAATTTTCAACTAATTCATTAACTCCATATGCAGCTAATGTGGTTGATAATTTAAATCTATCAGCACCTTGTGCTGTGTAATTGAAAGCACCTTGTGCAGGATCTAATAATGTTTCATCATCTTCTGAGTCAACAATAGTTTCATTTACTAAGAACCCAACTTTTTTTGTTGGTGATGAACTAAATGGTTCAAGAATAATGGTTTGTGTGTAATGTCTGATAAAATTACCGTTTGCATAAACTACACCATCACCTACAGTAAATAAAGAACCTTTTGTGATGGGAGAAGCTGCGCTATCAGCAACCACAACAGTTATATCTGTGTCATCTTCCTGTGTTAAAGTTTCACCTGCAGCAAACGTACTTGTGGTTCCTGAATCACCCTGAGAAAGATATTGTAAGAACAAACCCTTAAATGCTGATTGTCCTAAATCATCTCTACCTGTTTTAACTTTTTTAACTAATGCTCTAACATTATCAGTTGCTCCTACTAAAACTTTCCCAACTAAAGCATTTAATGCTGCATCAGAAATTGTTGCACTTGAACTATCTAAGTCTTTAATTTTAACTACATCTACATCGAAATTTGTAGATTCAGGACAACCTGAAATTACACTACCTTCCTTAAATATATTATCACCAAATCTTTTGATTTGATCTTGGAGGATAGTTTGTAATTGTGTTAATTCTCTAGCCTGTACGGCATATCCTGGCTTGAAAAGAACTTTATGAAAATTCTTGTCAAGATCAAAATCGTCGTAGTAAGGATATGTATTTAAGTTTAGCTTAGCCATAGTACCTAAAAGTTGATAAAGAATTTGAGTGTTTCAGTTTGTCCGGTTGTTCTAACTATAGGAGATATATTTGTTAAATGAATTACATCTCCAGAATTTTGTGAAATTTCAGGGGTTGTTAATGTAGTAATTGACAACGTGGGGACACCTGTAGTTTCATTTCTTAAAATACTTGTTTGTTGTATACTATTTATCACAGGTTGCAAATAGATTGTATTATCTTTAACATACACCACCGTGAATATACCACCTGAATCAGTAGTGATATTATCATCTAAATTATACTGCGAACCATCCGGCACGGTTATAACGTAGCAACCATTTCCTGTGGCAGATGAAAACACAGTAGAACTATTATATCCTTTAATATTTTTAATTATTCCGTATTGTCTAAAATCATTATTTAAGAAAAAGTCACTTTGGAAATCTTCTATATTAGCTATGATAGCTACTTTTGTTGCAAACAATTCTTGAGGAACATTTGAACCATGTCCACCTTGAGGTGAAATAGTTGCCTTTGCTGTAGCACCAGTTCCTATACCTGTAAAAGATATATCTGCATAAGTGTAACCAGTACCACCATCAGTGACTTGAATGGAAGTAATAGCACCAGCTGCAACTGTTGCTACTGCTGCAGCACCAGAACCATCACCTTTAATAACCACACTAGTAGAATTACCACCAGTATTAGAATATCCAGAACCACCAGCTGTTACTTCTATTTTATTAATTTGACCATTAACAGCCACAGCATATCCTGCCACATTTTGATTTACAATACTAGGAAGATCGGTTGTTTCTAATGTTGCTACTGCTGAAGCTCCGGTTCCTCCCCCACCATAAAAATATACAAATGCAAAACTATATCCTACACCACCCGAGGTAATCGTTAATGTATCTAAAAGTCCTGCAGGGGTAATACTTGCTGTTGCTGTTGCTCCATTACCATCACCTAATATTATAACATTAGGAGCAGAAGTATAACCCGATCCAACACCAGTTATTGTAATATCTGAAACTGTTCCATTATGATCAAATCTTGAAGAGGTACCATAAAATTTAACAGGGATATAATCGGTTGTCAAGAACTTAGTTCTGTCAGCAGAAGGCACTTCATATATTAACTGCCAGGTATACCCATCAGACAAAACTTTAGGTCCTGCGTCAGAATGTGCGGGTTTAACTGTTGATTGACCACCACTATTATTATCTAAGCACTTATATATTCTGTAATTATCTGGATTATAAACATAAAAGTTAAGAGAAGATATGTTTGCATTATCGGCATATTCAGCATAAACCGTACCTGAAACCCAATCTCTTCTAGTTACAATTAATGAAACATCACTTGGGTTAATTTTTTTAACACCTAAAATAGATCTTTTAGCTTCAGAATCCGTAACTCTTGTATCTGTAGGTGTAGGTGGAGATACTTCATTTGTCCAAGCTAAAGGTCTTCCTAAAAATACATGAAAATAATCATTAGGATTCAAGAAATTTGTAATAGAAAAAGTATTAATAGTTACAGTTTGATTTAAAGGACCTGTTAATGTAAAGGTACCTGGAATAACAACTTCAGAAATTGGTATTTCTGTTCCTGCATTTGCATTAGATAAACTTGTAGCTAATTGTATATTATAATTATCATTTTTAATGATAAAATAATTAGTACCGTTAGTCAATCCATTTATAGCAGTAGACCCAGTAACAGAATAAGTTATTTCATCACCTGTAACTAATGTATGATTTGGTATATGTATTTTATCATTTGCTAAATCTAATGGAAAATCATCCAATCTAACTAATTGAAAATCATTACCAGAACCAGTAGAAGTTATATTTACTTTGGTGCCTGCAATTGCGTTAGACAATGATGTTGCTAAAGACAAAGTATTATCTGCAACATCAATAACATAATAAGTTGTATCGTCAACCAATCCACCAGGTACTGTACCTGAATTTACATAAAAATGTACACGATCACCTGTGTTAAAACCGTGTGCATATATTGATATTCTATCATAAGATGTGTCTATAATAGTATCAGAAAATGTTTTTGTAGTTAAAGGAACTAATAGAAAATTAGACCCAGAAGGACCTCCAGCTAAATTAATTCTTTTGCTTATATCACCAGATGTAGCTCTTGCATAACCACTACCAGTACCTGAACCAGTTGCTTCTGCTAAGGCAACAACATCTGCTTCGTCTCTTATTGCCCAATATCTTGTATTATTTGTTAAATTAGTTATGCCTGCGCTTGCTCCATTTTCCAAGTAAAGAACAACATCACCTGAGTTTAATCCATGAGCAGTAATGTCAATTTCATTATTTGGGAGATCAACTGCAGTGTCTGCAAATTTTAATGCAGTAACTTGAAAAGTTGTGGTTGAACTACCTATAGCATCATCTAACGTAATGCTAGTTCCATTTGTAGCAGTATAAGCTGAAGAATTAACTTTCACGCCATCTAGAAATACTTCTACTCTTCCTGGTGTATAACGTAATGTTCTTCCATTAGTATCCGCACCTGAGAAAGTAACATCTCCCTCAGTGCCGTTATAGTCGAAAACATATCCGTCCAAAGTGGTGAGCGTGTTTAGCTCACCACTTGGGACGTTAATATGGTTTACTATGTCTCTATGGAACGAACGAGCTAACTCGGTTCGGAACCTTATAGGTAGTAAAGAAGCCATTTATTATGCTAGTGTTACTGTCCAAGTAATAGTCATTGCGTCAGCAGCGCCTTTGTTAACAGTTGAGAAAACTGTACGGCAAAGCATTGTACCTCCTGAAGCAGCATTGAAAATACCTGCCTCAGTTAATGCGCCTGTGCCTGTACCTGCTGGGAATGTGCAAATATATTCAATTGAATCGTCTGTACTGCTTGATGTTGCTTGGTTTGATGATGTAAGAGATGTACGAGAAGCAGCAACAGCAGCACCTAATGCTGTATCAGTAACAGCGGCTGCAGTAGAATTTGTACCTACTTCCATGTGTGACATAACAGCTTGACCTGTACCAATCATACGCTCAGTAATGAACTGCAAACCTACATCTGTAACAACGTTAGGAACATGATGCTCTTCCTTAACATTGCCATTTTCGTCGTGAAGGACAATCTTCAAACTGCCCTTTGCTTTTAATGTGTCTTTCATTTTTGCCTCTAAAAGTTTAAGTTAAATTAAAATATGTAAGTTGTTCCAACATATTGTTCTGCGAAATACTCAGGTGAGTATGAATTATTGAATATTTCTCCACCAGCATCGGTCGCAGTGGCCGAATCAGAGAGAGATTTATTAGTATTTATAACACTATTTTCTGATGTTGAAGCAGCATCAGAAACACTTCTACTGAAGGAAATTGCAGGTGAATCTGTTACTGAAACATCATCTTGTAGATCAGATGTTACGTCATCTTGTTGATCAAAAGTATAACTTATACCAGAATCGGTTACTGTAACTGTATCAGTAAGATTTACTGGTATAACCACTAAGGTTGATACATTTTCTGAAGTTGTTACAGTCTCAGTAAACGGTACGTTAATAGATTTAACTGGTGAATCTGTGACTGATATATCTTCTTGAAGATCTGAAGATATATCATTTTCCTGATAGAAATGTTTTTGTACATTCTCTGAAACAGGTATTGTTTCAGTTATATTTTTTGCAATATTTAATGAATCAACAGCTTCGGAAGTTGTTACAGATTCGGTAAATGGTACGTTAATAGATTTAGCTGGAGAATCTGAAACAGTTGAATTATCACTTATAGGTGTACTAAATGATTTTGCGTCAGATTCAGAAGATGTGACCGTATCAGACAATACCTTATCTAATTGGAATACACTATTTTCAGAAACTGCAATATCTTCCTGTAGATCAGATGTTAAGTCATCTTCCTGTGCAAATTCATATCTAGATGATTCTGTAACCGCAACTGTTTCTGAAGAAGCAATCACATTTAAGGATTTAATTACACTTTCAGAAACCGTAATATTTTCCTGTAGATCAGAGGTTACGTCATCTTCTTGAATGAATTGTTTTCCGACATTTTCTGATACAACAATTGATTCGGAAACATTTAGATTAAAAATCTTTACTTCAGATTCGGAAACCGATACAGATTCCGATTTTTCTAATGATGTTGAAATAGAATCTACTTCAGAAGAAGTTACCGTTTCAAAGAACTCTCGCAAGTAAGTTAGAGTAACTTCTTCTGAATCTGTAACCGTAGCAGAATCAGAAATTGGTCTAGTTAAAGACTTAGCATCAGATTCAGAAACCGTAACTGTATCCGAGGCTTCTAAGAAAACATGATAATCAACTTCAGTAATACTGGATGTTACTGAAGGTGTTACTGAGATCTCACCTTCCAAATTCAATTCAGAAAACAACTTAAATCCAGCAGGGTGAGTGCTTTCTAAGAATGTAGTATCCCAGTCGTTTCTTTGTTTTGATGATGATACTACATAGGAATATGGTTGATAATAATCATAGTCCTGTAAATGAATATTACTTGATAAGAATCCTTCATTATTTTTGAATTCACCAGGCGCATGATATACTAAACCAGTATTGAATGTAACAGTTGCGGATGACCCTGTAATTCTTGGTTCAAATTCAATAGTAAATGTTTTTACAGGTTCTCCCGAATCATCACGGAAAGCAAATTTTTCACCTGTATCAATAATGGCTAATCTCTTTAACAATCCAACGGTTGTTGCCTCAGCATAATCTCCCGTCAAAACATAATCTTCAGCAAAATATGTTGCCGAAGATCTTTTTCCTGTTTTTGTAACACGAACAATTGCATTATTTTGTATCAAATCATAAACATATGCATCAGCGCCTGTTAGTATTTCTGTATAATCTCCAGCAAAATAAAGACCCTCAACACCTGTTTCACTAATAAAATATGAATCATCTCTAACAAAACTTGAACCTTCATCATCAACTTTAGATATAGAAACTAACTGTTTGGTTATAGAACCATATGTAACCCCTGCTTTTTCAACATAAACATGAGTATCATGGCTTCCTAATGATGTTGTTAAATTAGAATCTAAAGAAATATAATCAGGCCACGCATAGTCTGGATCTAAATCTACTTCTAATTGATAGATGTTAGGACGAGTCCTAAAAACATCATAACATCTAGTAGTTACAGTTCTTTCAATATTTCCTGCACCTGGAATAAATTCCAAATATCTTAATGTAATTATGGAAGCATTTAAGGCATAGATGTTGTTACTAGAAAAATTAGTATTGTTTACTTTAATAAACTTTTTTCTTCTCCAACGACCATCAGAAGCACGAAGTATATAATCACCGGGATACGTTACTGATGCTGTATCGTTGAACATGAAACGGAAAAACATTTCCGTAGAATTTTCTGAACCTTTAGATTCATAATATTGATTGATATACTTTACTAGCTTTCTCGTAGAAAGCTCAATTTGATCGGAGAATTCATTTGCAAATTGTTTTCTAAACTCAGGAATAAAAACATCTAATGTAGCATCAATGTCCATCCAGTCGTCAGAATTAAGAAGATAATAATGCGATTGTCCGGATTTTTCCATCCATGTGTAATAATGTTCTAGGAAGGTGACAAAATCAGGGTACTCGGCCCTTACGAAATCAGGGAGCTGCCCTGAAATTAAATGATGCAGTTTCTTCCTAATAGACATTATTCATTAAACGGAACAGAATTAATCACCAAACCTGGTTTAATATTTGCTTCAGCAATACTCAAAGAATTATCCAATGTAACAATTGTGTTTTTTGCAGGTAATGCTGTAACAGCAAATTTTGAAATATCAGAAGCACGAACCAACCCACTGGTTATATTTTGATATAAAGGTTGAGGTCTGACATTTAAATATAACTTGTTAACGTTGCCTACATATCTCGTTACTTTTATTTCTTTCAAAGTAACTATTCCTGTCTCATAGTTTACGGTTCCATAAGAAGTAATTTTTTGTTTATCTTCTTTGTTTACAAAATATAAAGTTCCAGTTCCCGTATCATCTTGAATTGCTGCATCACTAAAATCTTGTAAATATCCTGTGTATTCTACGCCATTAACTGTAGTAGTAAAAACTGAGCTTACAACAGTTTCAGGATCAATAGCAGTAAGATAATTCAATACCTGTGAGTATGCGGATGAAGCACCAGCACCTATTGATATTCTTTTCTGAAGATTCATCTTGAACAATGAACCCACAACTGAACGATTTAAATCCTTAACTCTTTGTTGTACTCTAGAAAGAATAAAGGTTCTACTTAGTGTACCTAATTCCGTAGAAAAATAATTTTCAATTTCTGCTTTAACTAATGCTGAAAGATCTTTTGCTTTTAATGTAGTTAATTTAGGATCATAATTAACTGTACCTGTAAGACCCAAATACAAATAATCAGGATCAACAAACTCATGTTGAATACTCATTACAGAACGTGGTCTTAATAAAGTTTCTGTAATATAATCTTTATCTGCTTCAGTTAAAACTTGTCCGGAAACTGTATCAATAGAAATGAAAACTTTACCATAAATTGGAGGAGAATTTTCTTCGCCGCCCCAAACGGTAACTTCTCGTGCTTTTGATAAATTTTGTTTGATGATTGTTCTATAATCATCAGAAGTTACAGCACGATTTCTATTAGCATTAAATTTAGGAGCATTGTGTCTAATGCTATCAATGGTTTCTTTTTCAGCACCATTTGCAGCTGCAGTGTTAATGGTTATTGTTGCTGCATCTTCACCATCAATATCACCTATTAACGTGAAATTTCTTGCACCATTTGCAATAGAACCTCTGGAAACAACATAAGAAATTGTAACAATATTTCCTGCTGTTAATTTTGCACCTACATTATCATCACCAAAAACTAATTGAAATTTTCCTTCTTTGTTTTCTTCAACCCAAAATACTTTACTAGTTGAAGTAACATCAAGAATGTTAGAAGCCTTGGTCCATGTGGCTGTTGTTAAATCTGAAATACTAGTTTGAACAGACACAGAAATTGTAGATGTATCAACAGAATCATTTGGAATAACTAAAGGACCTGAAACATTGTCAGAAACAATTGTGAAAGAATTGGATAAACGTATACCTTCAATCAAATCAATCGAAGTAAAAACAAAGTTTCCTGATTCATTTAATGTTGCTGTTTGTGATTCATTTACATTAAAGGTAAATGTTTCATCATTAATTGTTGCAGAAAATTTATTTGAAGGTGTTATGGTTAATGTTACACCCACAGTATCAATTCTTGGTACCGTAATGTTAACGTTTGCTATTGCAGAGGTTGTTGATCTAGGTGTATAACCTAACATTTTTGCAATTGATGTTACCGAACTTCTTTTTATTGCAGTATCAATAAACATTTCATTGGCTTGAAGATTAGCCAATACTGCATTATAATGTGTATTATATGCTAAAACATCCAACAACAAACTTAATGCTGAACCGTTGAAATCATAATCTGTAAATTCATTTTGGGCAGCAAGATATGTTTTTAAGTTAGTTTTAATATCAGCAAAATCTAATTCGGTAATATTTAATTCAGCCATTTTACTACCTTAGTCTTTCTAGTGTTATTGATAATGAACTTGTTTGACTGATCCCTAATACTTTAAAAAATATAGTAACCTCATATTCATTTTCATCATAATTAGGAATAACATCTACTCTCTGTACTGTTACCCGCGGTTCATTGTTTTCCAAAACTATTTGTATTTTTTTTGCTAAAACATTAGAAGAAATATTGTCCATAGGTTCAAACAAAACAGCGTTTAAACCAGATCCAATATCTGGGCGAAACAATCTTTCACCAAAATTAGTAAATAATAAAATTTTCATGGACTGTTTTACAGCATTAATGTCCACCTTTTTCAAAACATCTTTGGTTTCAGGATGTTTATCAAAAGAAAGATCTAGGTCTTTATATATTTTGTTGGATTTTAGAATACTCATTTTTACTTTTATTTATATGAATTATACTGAGATGCCTACTGAACCTGCCAATTGTAAAAGAACCCCTATTCCTTGTGGATGTGGTTTATGATCTAAGTAAGTAATCATGTTTCTTCTCGGACCATCACGGTTAAAAGATAAATGAATCCAAGGAGTTCCACCTCTTTGATATTCTAATAACATTTGATCAAAATTAACATTATCTCTTATCCATTTTGCAATTTCAAAATATTGACTATTGGTTGCGCCTCGGAATTGTATATCAGCAGCCTGTCCCTTTAGGTGTTGGGAAGTTAAAGATCCTCCTTCAGGAACATCCGTTCTGAACCCAGATGTTATTATCATATTAGGATATTTTGCTTTTATCGGATCAAGCACCTGTGTTGCCAATCCTCTTAGATTGCAAGCAATTTCTCTTTTAGATAAAGTACCTTGCGCCCTCAATCTCCTGTTTGGATCACTACAACAAATTGCTTTATATGTTAAATCTTCAATTTTAAAAAATGTAGAAATTTGATATGTTTCGGGTATTTCCTGTATATTATTTATCTCACCACATCCTGGAATAGATGTTGGTAATTCTGCTGGTTGAGTTCCATCTGAATCTTGTACCGTAACTGCTGAATTAAGTGTTTCCTGAGAAATAACTCCGTCTGCTACGGCGCTAGCCAATTCTCTTGCAATAATTTCTGCATTAACTGAAAAATCTTCACCCAAAAGATCTAAACGAAAAATTAATTGTTCCAATCTTGAAGGAACCAACAAATCAGAAAAACTAGGTAATTGTGGAGATTTAGAAGACACAGAATCATTCATTAAAAAAATTGCACCTGGAGTAGAAGGTGCAAAAGATTTGACTACATACTTTAATCCAACTGTTTTAGTAATCAAACTTTTAATATCAGTTTTTAATCCAAATAAAAATTGATTTGCTCTAGAAAATAATTTCATGTCATCAGAAGAAAATATTTCCATTTCTTTTTTAGAATGAAGCTCCATATTATCACCTGAGGTAATACTTACTTTACCTGCAACTTTCATTTCATAATCACCGTGAACATGATGAGTTAAATCACCATCAACAGTTAAGTTACAATCATTCTTAACGTATATGTTATTATTTCCTTCAATAGTTATGTTAGCATTTCCCTTTATTAAAACATTATTATGTCTAAGAGAAATTTCATAGTTATCACCTGTAATTTTTTCTATTTTTGTTCCATTTACATCAATATCAAAATAGGTTCCTGATTTATGATATAAAGATATTCTTTCATTGCTAGGTGTATCATCTATTTCGATTACATGGCCTGATTCAGATTGATAAACATGGTTAAATGGATAAGAAGCATTGTAATGTGATAATGGTTGATCCCAGGTTTTACCATCCGATGTTTGAATATTAGTTTGTCTGTTATCGTCTTTAATTTTTACAACAGTATTTGCTATATCTTGATTTCTTGCTAATTTATTTGTGTCTGGCTCACTCAAATATTCTGCTTTAGGATAAACTTTGTTTGGATCTTGAAATCCGTAATTGGAGTTATTCCTTAAGGCGTTTACATATGTCTCACCAGGAACACCACCTAAAGTTCCAATCATTATAGGTTCTTGACAATCTTCACCATCACGAAAAAAACCTAAAACCCATGTGCCTTCAACGGGACCTATAGGAGCATTACCTATACCTGACATGGCAGCTGAGGTAATAGGCTGTAGAGGAAAAGCCCAAGGCAAGTCTTCGGTTGGTAATAAGGATTTATTAGAAGTGTGATATCCCACTACTCTAACCTTACAACGGCCGAGATACATAGGGTCAAAGCGATCTTCTACTACACCTACCCACCAATGAAAATTATTTCCGTATAAGTTTTCCATAATTATTTAATAGGCTCCGAGAAAGATTCTTTTATACACTCTAAAATCATGTTGTGTGTATCAAATGTGAATTCATGTCTAATATTAGTAATTAAATATTTTCCTGTAAGATATGGATCAAAAACATCATCCGAGGGAGTTTCTTCAGACAAATATATACTCTTCGGTATAGAAATACCTATCATTTGCCCCACTTCTATATCAGTTTTACCGAAAACTTCTATTGTTAATTTCAAATTACTATATTGATATAGAATATGGTTTCTTTGCATTACCCAATTATCATAGGAAAAATTTCTTTGATCGTTAAACAAATTATAATGATTTGTTCTAACGTGTAAATGACTTTCTGGATTTCTTAGCAAATTAGGTGATAACATTGAATATTCTTCAGAATGTTCATGAGCATTATAATATTCTACACCATCAAATATAAATTCACGATATTCTTTTGTAGCAACATCATGTGTAACAAGTTTACTAGCAAGATAACCATAATCTTGCGCGTCCATAATATTCAAATAATCAACAGCGTTTATTTTTTTAATAAATTTATAACGTTGTTCCAAGGATAATTCTGCTGAGCGCGCCGTTTCAAAATACAAATAGGACTCATACAAATTATCCTTTCCTTCTCTTATCAAATCGTCTATGCTGTTAAGATAAAAGTTTTTATTTGTTTCATAAAACAAAACACCTGGTGTGCTTTGATAACTACGATTTGTAACCCAATTAATACATTTCAAAGGACTCCAAAACGGAGACACAAAACTCAAACTAGTATTGTGATCTTCGTATATTATTAACTGTTTTTCAAGAGATATTTCATTAAAAATATCCTTAACAATATCATCAGTCTTACCTGAAAATTTTTTAGATAAACGTATAGAATTATCTAAAAACCCTTCCTGTGACATAAAGTGTAGTACATAGGCCTGTGTGGTTCTTGCAATAACTCTTTCATCTACACTAGTTATATGAAAGGTACCTTCTATGGTTTGTCTGAATCCAGGAGTTTTATATCTTATTCTTAAAAGTTCTGTGCCTGTTATACCAAACTGAGTTATCATACTAGCACTATCACTAAAAACAGCATATCCTGTTATTACGTTACTGAAAAGATCTTCATGTAATACTACATTAACGATGTGTGCTTTAACATCGTATTCAATTTCGTCTTTTAGTAAAGTTATTTCTTCAGGTATAACATTACCCGCATTAAAAATTTCATTTTCCATTATATAATTAATCTATTAAAGGTGGAGACGAAAAGACCTACTTGATTAGGTTGTAGGATTTTTATTGCGCGTTTATCATCATTTAATTTAATCTCATGTTCATAATTGGTAACACTAGTTGCTCCTAAATAATCACTATCCACAATATAACCATCCGAACTTACATAGTGATGTACAACTGCGCTAGGATCAGTCACACTTGATATTGCAATCCCAGAAATATTCTTGGTTACATTTGTGAGTGTGTTTGAGTTGGTTAATATCGGTTTTTTAAATTGTGATCTTAAATTCAATGTAGTGCCTGATATAGAACTAACAATAAAATGATAATTATTGTTACTTTTGATTTCATCATTTTTTGCAAACTGTGATCCATCTGTAACCGTCATTGTGAAATCGTAGTTTAAATAAACTAAATCAACTACACTTTGGTTGGAAATTGGCCATTCATTCCTAGGATCTGTAATATCATTCACCATCAATATAACCCAATAATTTTCAGGTGTCCCATAAAATCTTTGACTAACAAGTTCAGGAGTCTCACCATCTTTAATTAGGTAATCATCCAAGTTCACAACACCATCCCTGAATTTTTTAGAAATTGTGACTCTTCTTAAAAAATCTTTAATTATAATATTTTTTTTATTGTTAGTAGTTATTATACTAGGAAAATTCTTGAAGTATGACATTAATATCCTTCCTCAATTCTGTTTCTTGTTAGTAGTTCTATTTCAGTGAAACTTAAGGTCATATTAATTTCTGTTGGCATACCGTTTGTATCCTTAAAGGTCACAAAATCTTGACCTCCATATTTTACTTCCATATCAGTCAAGTAACAATTTCCTATTTGGAATAAATGTTTATTACGTTGATCCTTGTGCCAATATTCAATTTTAAATTCTCCCGGATATCCTAAAATAAAATTCTCTTGTTTCAGTGTGGGGTGCATATATAGTTTGAAGGTTTTTATGATATCCAAAACCTGAATCATTTCATCGTAGTCCTTTGGTAAGAAAACATAACTAAAGTTAAATTTTCTGAATCCAACATTTTTGAATATTTGTGCTGTGAATGGGTTAGGGGCAATACCCGCAGAAGATGAAACTAATCCAGTTATATTACCTATACCCTGAAATGCTCTTGGGTTTTGTCTTAAAATCAAATTACCCATTGCACCACCTGCCTGTTCTAATGCGGCCTTTGCGCCCTCTAGAGCTCCTGTTACACCTCCCCCATCCGCAGCGCCGCTTATAGCATCCAATGCTCCACTAAGTCCTCCCAATGGACCTATATCGGATGTATCATAATCAGCTTTATAACTTGAACTGGGAACATCTTTAACATATAAAGCAATTGCTTTATTTAATACTACACGATCTTGATCACTACCTACTGGAAGAATTTTCTTAGCAATTCCTAGACCAGCGCCGGCGCCGGCTAACGCTCCAGCCGTTCCAAAGCCTCGGGTGACTCTGCGGCCGGCCCCAAAAGTTCTCGCTAAACTTCTACCAACACCACCTAAGATTTGTGCACTACCAACTACAGCAAGTCCCCTAGCAAGATTTTCTAGGGCGTCCCCTTCTATTTTATCCGGACGATTTGAGTTACTAATATCTGTAGTAATTTTTCTAGACGTTGGATTATTAACAACTTCAGCAGCACCAACATCCGAACGTCTAGAAGTTATATAAAACATTACCCAATGCGGATATTCTTGGGTTTCACCATCCCCGACTTTTAATGGATATCTAGATACAGTGAACTCGTTTGTAGTATTATCAAGAGAAGCCTGATTTATTAGATTTTCTTGGCTAGTTGGATCCAGCATAAATACTCTCGCTATATTAAGGTAACCTATAGGATTATTTATATGACTTATGCAAAGGATACTTACAAAGGATACTTTGTTCCATTAAATCCGCAAAAATATGTGGGTGACCCAGGTAATATTATATATCGTAGCAGTTATGAACTAAAATTCATGAAGTGGTGTGATAATAATAAATCTGTTATAAAATGGGCTAGTGAAGAATTGGCTGTCCCATATATTAGTCCTATAGATAGGAAATATCACAGATATTTCATAGACTTCTTGATAGAAGTTCAGGACCGAGAAGGAAAAATTAAAAAATATATGGTAGAAGTAAAGCCTTACAAATATACTCAACCACCTGTCCCACAAGCAAGAAAAACAAAAAGATTTATCTCCGAAGTAAAACAATGGGGAGTTAATCAAGCCAAGTGGGAAGCAGCATCAACATATGCTTCTAAACAGGGATGGCAATTCATTATCATCACCGAGAAAGAATTAGGATTAGGAAAAACACTATAAATAGTAGAGTATTTTATTAATCCCCGACATAGTGAATTTATCATCGTGTCAATATCTTGTCAAGTATCAATTGAACCAAAATGCCATCAATCAAACCTTTAGATCAGCTCAGAAAGTTAGAAACACCTGATAAATCATTCAGGTGGTATTTGAACACGATCAGAAAAGTTGGTTTAGCTAGTTATTCGGCTAATAGGGCAATGAAAACTGATATTGGCGAATTTACTGCGGATGTTGAAATAGGAAATATGTATCTGTTTTTATATGACCCTAAAAATAAAGAAACATTGCCATATTATGATGCTGCTCCTTTAGTTGTTGCATTCCGAACAACCCTAGATGGGTTCTATGGACTGAACCTGCATTACTTACCACCAATGATGCGAATGAGATTGTTTGGTAATATGATAGATGCATCAGTTGATAAGCTAGATGAGGGTTCTAAAATTATGTTGAAATGGAGTGTTTTGAAAAACATATCTAGATTTCCAGGAAGTAATGTGTGTGTTAAAAAATACTTGTACTCACAGGTATCTTCTAGATTATTAAAAATTAATCCAAAAGACTGGAGAATAGCTTGTATGTTGCCTATACAAGTATTCGAAAAACGATCCGATAACTTTGTATATCAAGATTCTAGGAGTAAAATGTAATGCAAGAGGTAATGTCAACCCAGGGCCTCACCGTCACGGTTCCACCTTCAATACCAACATTAGAAGAGTTTGTTTCTCTCCTCAAAACAAGAAATCTTCAAAGACAAGAAAGATTTTTTGCTTCCTTTTCCTATTTTAGTGGAGAAGTCGATGACCTAACACTATTATGTTATAGTGCAAGTTTGCCTGGTAAAAATATCAATAACCGCACCATAAGAATAAATGGTTTGGATGAAAGAAGAGCATCCACAGCAGATTATACAGGAAATTCTATTACATTATCTTTTTTAGTAGATCCACAGTTTTCTCCTAGAAATTATTTTGAAAAATGGATGAAAGCCTGTGTGGGTGAAGTAACAACTGGGAGAGAAGTTGGTTTTTATTCGGATTATGCAAAAGAAATAAAACTTTATGCTCTCATGCCAGCTGGTATACCTGGAGAAAAACTCCTTAATCTTAGCCCTACTATTGCTGATAGAGTAGATTTTGGTAACCAATTAACTTCAAATCAAGGATTAGGAGCAGCCATAAATAAATTGTTTGCCAAAGGATCACAAAAAGTTGATAGTGCTTTTGCAAGAGCAAAGGCAGGTACTATAGGGCGTTTAGATATTGCATCTAATCCAATATATGAAGCATTCCGTCAAATAGAAGACATAACATATACTATAGAATTAAAAGAATGTTGGCCAACAAGACTGAATTCAATCAATATGAATTATGAAAATTCAGGAGTAACAAGAATGGATGTAGAATTTACATTTAAATATTGGGTTTCTAGTGTCGATGTTGCCCCTGAGGATTTAGCCGATAAAGCCAACAACAAGATGAATGAATTCTTAAACGGATTTAAGAAAAAAATACCGGGAGGTTCACTTGATACTTTTGGGGTGAATTTAAAAAATAAAATTACTAATGTTTTTAATCGTTAATAAAAAAGGAGGGTAAATGATACCTTCAGTGACCGTGCCTACATATAAAATGATTTTGCCTGTAAGTAAAGATGAATTTGAATTTAGACCATTTTTAGTTAAAGAAGAAAAAATTTTATTGATGGCGAAAGAAACAGAAAATGTAAAAGAAGCTTTTTTGGCACTAAACGAAGTAATTAATAAATGCACATTTGAAAAAATGAAATCATCTAATTATTCTGTTGCTGATACTGAATATGCTTTTTTACAAATAAGAGGAAAATCCATAGGAGAAACTTTGGATCTAAATTTAATTTGTCCTAATAAAGAATGTAAAAAAAGCACTATAACTACAGTTCATGTTGAGGATTTTGTTTTAGATCGTGAAATTGATAACCAACATAATACTATAAGTGTAGGAGGTATTAAGGTTATTATGAAATATCCTGCTTTGGAACAAGTAGGAGAAATTATTGATAATTTCACAGAAGACACAGTTATTTCTATAATAGCAAAATCCATAGACAGTATGTACAATGATGAAGAAAAAATTGTTATTGATGAATCTAATATTGAGGATGTTATTGAATTTATTAACAACCTAACAATACAAGATTTTTCAAAGTTCAAAGAATTTTTTAATAATGTTCCTAAGTTAAGAAAAAAAATTACTCTTGATTGTAACCACTGTGGAGAACAAAATAGTTTTGAAGTGGATGGGATAACATCTTTTTTCGTTTAACTCTTTCTCATGATAGTTTGGAAAATTTTTACAAAACAAATTTTTTAATGATGAAGGTTCATGGTTATTCTCTCACAGAATTAGAGAACATGATTCCATGGGAAAGAGAAGTCTTTATAGCTTTATTATTGGAATACATAGAAAAACAAAATCAAAAAAACAAAAATGAGGATTTTTGATGGACAGCGAACGCCTAGACATTGCTGAAGATATAGCCGAATCTATAGTAAGACTTGTTCTTGCGAGCGAAGATAAAGAAGCATCTTATGATTTAAAAGAATCTTTAGATCAACTTCCGAAATCTGCTCCACGGTTAGAACAAACATCTAATGCCTTTGAAGAGGCCAAAGAAAAGGGACTTACTGATAAACAAATTTTAGCTGGTTTTGGTGGCAAGAAAGCCAAAGAAATGATGTTATCAGGAAATTCAGGGGGTTCTGAGGACAGTGACATTTCCGAAGCCTCAGGTGAAGGTGGAGATTCTCCTATGGAACTAATTGTAGAAGCTGTTACAGGTATCAATGAAAATACAGCAGCCATATTAGCAGGATTAGAATCTGGTGATTTTGGTGGAGGTGAAGACGAAGGTCTTTTAGAAAACCTCAGTGACAAGTTTGGTGGAATGTTCGCTGGGTTAGGTCGCACCCTGACTGGTGCAATCAGAAGTATAGGTAGTGGAATTGCTCGCCTGGGTGGTGGAGCGGTCAGTATGGCTGGCCGAGGAGTCAGTATGGCTGGCCGAGGAGCACTTTCTATGATGCCTTCAGGTATGGCTGCCACAATGGGAGCTTCCGTGGCCGGTTCGTCTGCTCTTGCTATCGGTGGTACGGTCTTAGGTGGTCTGGCTGCTGGAATGGCTATAGGTGACCAATTTAATACTTCTGTAGAAGAAGGCGGGTCGGGTAATCTTCGTGACTGGTGGAGGAATAGTAGATTATTGGGATTGAGAAAGCAATCAATTGCAGAAAGAGAAAGTGAAGAACAAATCAATGCTAGCGGCGATGCTGCAGCGCGTGCAAGAGGATACAGTAGTTTTGCAGAAATGCAGGCGGCGAATGATGCGAGACGAGCTGCCCAGAGTCAAAACCAAGAAATGTTAGGTGAAGTTATTAATACCCCACGGATTAATACATCTGAGTCTTTACGAGAAGAAACTGAATATATGGCTGAAGGGCACAGAATTGCTTCGACTGAGGAACTAGCAGCTGGTCTTGGTCTTAATTATGCTCCAAACAATACTACAAATATTGTAAATAATGCTGGATCATCTCAAACAGCAACCATACAAACAAGAGACACACACAACAGTTATAGAAGATATCAGGATAAAAGACAAAACAGAGTTTATTAAACTGAAAAAGAGGGGGGCTTAAAGGCCCCCCTCTTTTTTTAATCTTCAGCTAACTTAGCAAAATAGCTAAGAGTATCATCCTCGTCTTCATCCTCCATTGGAGAAGGAGCACTCCTAATAACAGGAGCTTCCTCTGAAATCTCAGAGATTTGATCTGCTGTCATAGCAGAGACAGGATTACCCTTTAAAACCATTTCGAGCTTTCTCTTAAGCTCATCATAACTCTTGAAATTCTTTTCGTCTAAGAATTCCTGTAAAGAGTGTTGCTGATTCCAAATAACTTCAATATCTGAATCGGAATCTGCAATTGCAGAAGGCGAATCAAACTCGGACTTGTCGTAGTTGCGATAACCCTCAACATTACGAATCTTCAGCTTGAAGTCTGCACCAGCCCAGAAGTCAAAAGGATTAATAGGATCTTCATCCTCAAACTGTGGGTGCATTACGTCCTTGATCTTATCAAAGATTTTCTTACCAAACTTGTATAGGAAAACCTTCCCATCATTCTCAGGATTAGCTGAATCCTTAACTACGAGAATGTTAGAGATATGACTTAGACGGCGCTTCTGCTTACGAGCAATTTCCTTATTGCTCTCAACACCTGAATTCCAAAGCTCATTGTTAAGCTCAGAAACAGGATCGGGTTGATTAATAGTGGTCAAGCTGTTCTCAATATACCAGCGACCTGTGGGACCCTGAAACCCATGATCCCAAACACGAACCCATGGAATCTCCTCACCCTTTGGCGGAGGAAGAAAGCGGATCACAGCATAGCCGTTGCCTGCCTTATCAACTGTAGGCTTCCAAAAGCGATCATCACCACGTGGCTTTGATGATGGATTAGAAATCTTCTCAACCTCTTTCATGAGGTTTTCGAAGTTGCCACGGCTACTGCGTAAATCTGATAAACTTGAAAATGACATTGTATTTCTCCTTGTATAGCGTTGTATGTTGTTGTATAGCATTTTTCATAATATTATTCATCATCCTGGTCTGTGTAATCCAAGTCTAATGAATCTTCATCAAAATCATCATATTCTTCATCAAGATAATCGTAGACTCTACCTTTGTGTTTTTTAAACAAATCCTTATTGTTTCTTTTACTTTGGTGTCTTCTTTCTTGATATTCTTCTTCTTCCCAATAATTGTTACTCATTATAAACCTTTTTTGTAATCATTTGGTATTTATCTTTCTCAACTGTTAAGAACGGTGAATATTTTTTGATTTTAATAGAAACTTCTGCCCATACTGGATCAAGAAATAATTTCTTGTCCAAGTATAATCTAAATTTATATAATTTATTTAGAATTACAAGAGTTTCTAAAGAAACAATTTTACCATAATATAGTTTTAAAATAGGTGGATGGGTGTTTTCAACTTCCCAAAGTTCTGATAAAACAGGATAATGTTCCTGAATCCTCTGAAGTTCGGATTCATATGTGTATGCCATACTTTGTATTCTTTTTTGCCATTCCAAATATGTGTTCGCACCACCATCATCAAATAAACCACCCCATGTATCACCTGTAATAAAATTTGCAACAAAATATTCCACAAATGCATCTTGTGAATTATACTTGGATTTTATTTTATTTAAATAAATTCCAAACTCTTTTTTAACACCTTGTTTTGGTTTTTTAGGGATTCTTCCTTTTCTTATATCAAAATTATCTGAATCCTGTGTGAAATGTAATCTTAAAGCAGTATAAACCTGATATAAAGATTCTACATTGCTCATGGCAACTTAGGTGTTTTGTTTTTCTTTAATAAGTTCATTTCTTCAGCTTCAGCTCTAATTTTTTCTTTCAGAGATGAAGTTATAAAACTAGAAACAGCTTGAGGTTCAATATCATTCTCCTCACAATATTCTAGTAACATTTCAAAATAGCCCAAACGCCTCAGAACAGCCTGTTCTTCAATATACATTGAAAAATCTATAGCATTATTAAATTCACCTTTGGTAATAATATATTCCAAAGTTACAATCTCAACTGGTTGAGGTTTTGGTAATTCAAATTCATCCATCATGCACCATCCGCTAATTCATAAAAAATGTGATTTCCTATTTGTTCAATTTGTTTTGCATAAGGCCATTTTGGATTTACATATGATGCATGAAAAAATAAAGCATCTTTTAAAATATCCAATTCTAAATTATCATTTAGAAATTTTTCTGCCAAAATATAAGTTTCATTGAAAAGATGTGGTTCAAATCTTGTTCTTGCTCCACAAGTCCAAGAAAACTGACACCCTACATCATTTCTTTGAAAAACAACCTCACAAATAGAATTAGGATATTGTTTATTTCTAACTCTATTCATAGTAACTGTAGCAACTGCTAATTTTCCTTCATAAGGTTCATTCAATGACTCAAAGAAAATATTTTGAGCCAAACAATTTATTTCTGAACCTTCAAATTCAGATTTTTCAACAATTACCTCAACTACAGGAGGTAAAGTATTTGGAATATTAGTTGGAAAAACTATTAATACTAAAGACGATAGTACCAAAGTTATAATAATATATCTCATCATAAGTACCTCCCTTATTGATGTAATATAATACATTACAATTGGTTTGTCAAGGTTTAAGTTCGAAAAGGTCCCGGTAGTATAAAAGACCTTCTACAAAATCATCCCTTTTGCCTTGAAAAGTTTGGACAAACCCATCTTCGACTACGATAATAATTGTTAAACGATTGATAGGTATATTGGTTCTTTCTTCGAACATTATTGCATATGCTGAGGCTTGCATAAAATAATGCAAAATGTGTTCTTTATCTTTTTCTCTTCTGGCAGTTTTAAAATCTATGATAGATAATTTACCATCATATTCAGCTATACAATCTACACGTCCTGCTAATCGTAAATGATCAGAATATAACGGCGCCTCAAGGGACCTTATATTATTTATTCTATCAAGTTCCGGGAGTATGACAGAAAACATCTCCTTTTCCATTAGAGATATGTTTTCTAACTCCTCATTATTGAGGTAATTTTCAATAATGTTATGTATCCTTGTTCCTCTGTTGGCTGCCTGTTTAGATATTTTATTTGCTTCTTCCTCACCAACACGTTTGCGCCATTCTTGTATACCTTGTTTAGTATGTTCAGATAACACCGTGGTGACGGAAGGGTAGGATTTACCTTCAGGAGTTTGGTAAACCCTACCCTTCTCGGTCGTGTAAGCAGTCAAATCCTGTAACTCAACAGGAACATGATTAAATTTTTTCATCACACCTCAACTTGTTTAATCATACTATTAATGTAATAATAATTTATTGTTATGTCAATATGCCATTAACACCATATCGTCGTAGGCCAATCTTGCTAAAATATATTCTTTAACAAGGTTGCTTCTAACAATATCGGTGATTTCAAATTCTAGCATTTTGAATGTTGACATATGTTTTGTTATACTTATAAACTTATTTAACCCAGACATATCCTGTTTTCTATAAAGATCTGTTTGCCTAAAATCTCCACAAAATATAATTTTAGAATGTTTGCCAATACGGGTCATGATACTATTAATTTCCATATCGTTCATGTTTTGACATTCATCAACAATAACAATGGAATTATCCATTGTTAATCCTCTTACATACGATGTTGTCATGAATTCAATTACTCCTTGTTCCATTAATTTCATGTATGCAATTTTTCCAAATCTAGGAATTAAATCTGAACAAATATCCTGATATGGTCGAGAATATATTTCAGTTTTTTCTTTTTCGTTTCCTGGCAAAAATCCTATGTCTCTGGATGGAACTGCTGATCTTACTATAACAATTTTTTCGAACTCTGAGGTTTCCTTTAAAACCTCATTTAATGCATTGTACAATGCGATATATGTCTTACCTGTTCCTGCTACGCCATGCAATAATATAGCTTCAGTACCCTTGTTGTAAAGTTTATAGAATTTGTCTTGGTTAATTGTTAATGGTTTGATTGGTTTTAAATCTCCTTTGATAATTAAATTAGGGTTTCTACCATTAGAATTTTTAACACTTTGGCGATTTTTTTTACGGGACATTTTAGACTCGCTAGTTAGGGTAAAAAAATAACTCCCCCAGTGCTTAAGCACCAAGGGAGTATGTTTAAGTTATTTCGTACTTTTTAAAAGTCGAAACTGCTGTTGCTAAGTGTGTTGCCTCTGTTATTTGATTCAATTTTTTGCATCACCTCTTTGAAGCCCCCATCGGGTCTTCTGATTCCTAGTCTTACCGGGTCTCCTAAAGCAGGAGCGGAAAATATAACCTTCTTGACCTGAACCTCACCACAATTAGGACATGGTTCCTCCTCGGGTTGTTTCATGTTAGGAATGCTCAATATCTTTTCAAAATAATGTTCACATTTGTCACACTTGTATTCATAGTTAGGCATATTTTTATTTATCTCATCGGGTTTTTTACGGTTCACTTAATCTTCTTGGAAGAATCTGCTTCGGTTTTATCCTCACGAATTTCAAGGAAAACAGGGAGGAACAAACTCTCAGTATCAGAATTCTTGTCCTTGATTCTTGCATTATATTTAACTGCAACAATCTTACCTACAGTATTATCTACTGTGTATTTATCACGCTGTTCATCCGTAAATCCACTACCAACATTAACACGAATTTTCTTGTCAGCAGATTCAAGAACGAGAGCACCTAACTTACCAACATTCTTACCTGTACCTTCTTGCCAATCAACACAAAGCAAATCACAATCTAACTCACCCTTAAACTTAATTTGATGAGTAGCACGCTTGTCTTCCCATGGACTATTGATATTTTTTAGGATGATACCTTCCTCACCCTTGTTAAAATATTCCTGAAACAGTGTGTTAGCCTGATCTTCAGATACTACCTCATGATTTTCAATGATGGAAATTCTATGAACAGCCTTGTTTGGATCAACACCTAGCAACTTAGAAAATCTTTGTACATAAGGTGTGTTACAAACACCAACCTTGAAATCTTGTAGAGGAATAATGTCCCAAATAGTAGCATAAACCATATTTGCTTCCTTGAGAGAGATAGTTCCCTTTACTGCCTTATTAAGGATACCATTACCCTTTTGTCGGTTCATAATAGAACCATCTACTTCCTTAACAATAAGCTCTCCATCAAACACACAATTTTCTGTCCCTGCATATGCAAGAAAAGCCTGATTTAATACATCATGAAGCTCTATGCTTTTTCCGTTTCTTGACTTTAATTCAATTTTCCCATTTTCTACAATAGCATTGAAACGCATCCCATCTAACTTTAGTTGAACATATGCGGGATATTCCATTCTAGCCATTAACTTCTCGCTGTATCCAGAAGCTAACATAACAGGGTAGGTTGGGATAAGATTAGGAAAAATTTTGTTAACAGTTGCGGTAGAAACACCACACTTCAAATCCTTAGAAATAATCCTGGTAACAATGTCTGCATCTTCAGGATGAATATTTTCAAGAATCCAAGTAAGTCGGTCAATGGCAGCATTACCTGTGATTTTTCTTGTATAAATTTCTTCCAGATGAAAAAACACATCGTCCCAATTTAGATTAAAGGACTTGTTTTCGTATGCTGGGATCTTTCTTATGTAAAACTGAGTATAAGGATCCAGAGCAAGAAACATTACCTTCTGTAAGGTTTCATTCATGAAATTAGACCGAAGAATATCCTCCTTGTCTAATCTAGAAGAAGTTGATTCTAATGCCTTGAAAATATGATACATATATTTCTCCTTGAAGAATCCATTTCTACTTAAATATAATACTTCAGGAGTGTTTTGTCAAGTGCTATAAAACCAAAATATCGTAAACATTACTAAATTCTGTGGCATCCTCTATGGTATTAACCATTGGTTTTCCACGAATATTTAAACTGGTATTTAAAATCATTGGACAACCAGTTTCCTGTTCCCATAATTTCAAGAATTTATTAAACCCTGGAGAATCATATTCTGAAACAGTTTGGACTCTAGAGCTTCCATCATGATGTATGATGGCTGGGAATTCATCTGGTTTTTTACATTGCATTGTGTATTGCATATATGGACTTTCAGAGGTACACATATGAAAATAATTTGATGCTTCTTTTTTAAGGATGGCGGGAGCAAAAGGTCTGAATTTTTGTCTACGTTTAATTTCGTTTACTTTATCTTTTATTTCAGGACCTCTAGGATCAGCCAGTAAACTTCTGTGACCTAAAGCTCTTGGTCCAAACTCTGCTCTACCATTAGCAATACCAACAATTTTATGTTTTTTTAAAGCATCTACTAATTGTTCGGCTGGATACTTACCTTTAATATCATGTCCTAAAAATGCATTATTAAAAAGCATAGATTGTTTTCTTTGAGCAGCAACCGCACCCAAACTGTTACCTGCATCACCTGGGTTAGGCATGATCCACACATTTTTGAAATAAGTATGTGCAATAGAATTAGCTACACAATTTAATGCACATCCACCCGCAAGAACTAAATTATCCGATGGTACTAATTCTTTGGCTTTGTGCAACAAATCATGAAAATATAATTCATAAACAAATTGTGTGGCTGCTGCAATATCATACTTATCTTGTTCAGAAGATAGTTCGCGCCTCCACCATTTACAACCACGATGAAGGTTTTCCTTTAACTTAAGATCATGTTTTGTATCAAAGAAGTCTTCCAATATTATTGGAGCATACTTGGATGCGTCTCCATATGCAGCCATACCCATCAAAATATATTCTTCTTCGTTTGGTTTTAATCCAACACGTTGGGTCATTGCAGAATACCACAATCCTAAACTATGGGGATATTTAACACTAAATTTCTTGTGTAATTTTTTATTTTTTCCTTCCCATATTGTTGTGGTATCAAATTCACCTATGGCATCAATCACTAAAATGGCAGCATCAGGAAACAAAGAAGTATAATAACCACCTGCTGCATGACTTTCGTGGTGATTACCGAACGTTAAATATTTTGGGTCAATATTATATTTCAGTAAATAATCTCTAAAATTATTTTCTTTCCCTAACCACCCTTGACCTGACATGAATTGTCGGAATGTTTTTGTAAATGGATTTTCATACCATACTACTTCATCTGGTTTGCCAAAATACAAAGCATCTGAAATTAAATCATGGTGTAAATGAGCATCATTCTTTTTTCTTGAATAACGTTCACTTTGTGCGGCAAAAAGTATGGTGTTGTGTTTATCCACAACCGTGATTGCTGCATCATGGCTATTTGCTGATATTCCCCAACTAATCATATTATTCATATTATAACATTTTTTCTATTTTAGGTAAGATATGCTGCTCTAAAAAATTTTTATGTGCTTCGGGGCCTGGATGAACAGTATCTAATAATTTATAATTGTTTTTTTCTGTGAATTCCAATAAAGGTTCCATTACCCAATTATCAAAATTGATACAATCATAAAGAGGTTTTAAAAAATTATATTTTTTATAACAAATATCTTTCTTGATTTTTTTAAAGTGAAAATCATAATCAGGATAATAGAAAAAATCTATAGCCATCATATTCAACATTTTGATGTTATTTTTTTCACAAAAATATTGTAGTAATAAAATATTATTAAATGTTTCTAACAATTCACTTCCGGAAGAGTGGTAGGTATCGTACCAAGGTTTAACAAATTTATCAATTTCTGGGTACCAACCGAATTCATATGTACCACCAGGACTTCCTACAGCCCAAAATTCATTAATATTTGTTGTTTCTTCTTTTGAAAAGGACTTTAAGGCGACATGATGATAGGTTCGGTTTGGAAAGGGAAAAATATCTAAAAATATAGGATTTAAAACTGGTAATGGTTCTCTTTTTAATAAGATTGGATCATAAACATATAAATCTGAACCATACATTTCTTCCCTGTCTATTAAAAATAATTTTCTAGGAGGATAGGTCCAAAGAACAGCTAGAAAAATTTCATTGGAGTTATATCCTTTTTCAAATGCTGTTTGAATACCATGTATTGAACTTCTGGTAATCCATTCATTTCCATATGAAGGCATAGCAAGATTGTGTATAGGAACCATCAAATGCTCAGCCAATCTATTATTCCAATCAGGGTGCTCGGATGAAAAGCTATCACCACTTGTTATTAGTATTTTAATTTCCATTATAACTGTTCTTTAATTTTTAAATAATGGTTAAACAAATATTCTGCAACCAATGAATGTCCAAAATCATTATAATGGCTGAGATCTAGTTCTCCGGTAATACTGTCATAACCTAGCATAATATTTTGCCAAGATTCTTCAGAATGTATGTGCTCATCTTCCATGTTCTTGTCTGTGTACATTAAAGTCGAACATTTATTACCTATTATCTGCTCGGCCATTTTTTCCCAAATATTGATTGCTCTATGCCAATATATTAGCAGTTTTATATTGTTCAACTGGCATATTGATTCTATTAAGGTATGATAAACTTGCCATTTATGTAGGAAGAAAAGTTCGTTTTCTGCGGTTACGGATTCTAATGCGCTTATATATTTTGACATCATTACTTGTTGAAAATCATTAGGGTTGACATTTTTATATGCTGGTAACCCAATCTTGAAATTGTAATACACATAATCTCCTAAATTGGATTCGCGTATTAATGGTAAATCCCCAGGAACGGCGGGGCCATGATCTTTTCGTCGTTGTTCTACATCATTTAAAAGAGTCGGAACCTCTTGGCGAGTAGGTTCTGGCCATTGTATAATGACAAGATCACCGGAGACTAGTTTTCCGTTTGTAATAGCATCAACAACTTCTTTAATAACACGATCATTAGATCCGCAACCCTGTGCTAAATGCAAATAGTTATACCCTAATTTTTCCGCAAGGACTACACCGTAAGGTCGTAGGACCTTACAATAATCTGAAAAACTACAACCACCTACTGCTAAAGTTGGCATTATTTCCCCTCATAAAAAATTCTATACTTCTTTTTAAAAATTTGATTTACTGTATTTTTTAAATTTATAAAACTATCCTTCAAATGATCATTATTATAAAAATGTTTCATGTTATGTTCTAAAATAGGTATATTTTTTAATATAATTTGATTTTTTTGTCTTCTTGATAAAGAAATCCATTTTTCCAATGATTGGTGAGCGCAAAAGAATCTTTCCTTATCATTTTCAATATCATCATAACTTTGATCTATACCATAAAAATCCGTTTCATATCCTAAAGTTTGTAAAAATTTTAAAACTCCTTTTTGTCCTAATAATATAAACGGATGTCCAGCAACTATAGGTTTAAAAACTTTTTCAGTTATAAACAATCCAGGGTCAAAAAAATTTGTTTCAGTTACGAAAGTTAATAAACTACTTTTATATATATCGTGATTAAATCTGGCTGTTTCATCCAAATATTCAATTTTTTGCGACCAATCACCGTCCACAAATATCGGCAAATTCTCCATCAAAATATCGGTAAAATATTTATGATTAATATCAAAATAATTTTCTACCAGCTCTTTCGGGGTCATTGTTTTATTAATATCACATAAACCACTAACCACATTATTTTCAACTAAGTTTTTATCTATTAAATAAAACAAATGGAAAAACCGTTGTAATCTTCCGGTTCGGTTTAAACTATTAAAAGATTTTGCTTCCAAATCCCTTATTGCTTTTAATACCAGCGGATTTTTAGGTATCTTGTTTTCAAAATAAAAAAATCCTGCGAGACCATAACAATGAGCAATTCTTGGGGTTACCTTCTTTTTTATACACCAATTTTCATATTCATGATTAAATAATTTATCACCATTGAAAATTAAAACACTAAATGGAGGCAATTCATGCATTTTCATAAAATCATGAATTTTCTGAAACCCATTAGCTTTTTCATAATTTAAAGATTTTCCTTCTTCCGTATTATCTATCACTAATATTATTTGTTCCTGTTTTAAGGCCTTGATTGTTCTTTCTGGTATATGATTGAGTATATTTTCAGTATGAGGTGTCGCTCCCAGCCAAGTATCTGCATGTTCTCTAACTTTAATAAAATAAATTCCTTTTTCAGGATAAGGTACTAATCTGCTACGAGACTCCTTAACAACAAAACCTGCCCGCCGTGCTTCTCCGATACTATGTAAAGAATAATCAAAAACTTCTTTTTCCAAATGACTTAAATTTCCTAAGTTTTTGTCATCATAATATGCTACAATCATTGGTAATCACCATAAGTATCATTTCGTATAGTGTCCAATGTAACACAATGTGGACCGCCACTCAAGGTTCTACAGTGTCTCAATCTAATAGGTAACACATCAAAACCGCTAGATTCTAATTGTTTTATGAGCGGTGTTTGTCTTTCTTCTACAGCAACTAAAGTTTCAGATAAACTTAAAACATTCATGCCTATCCACGGACTTGCTGCTGCCCAGTGTTCTTCATAAGGGGTTTCTATGGGATCAACACTCCAAATTTTTTCCCAATTTTTAAAATATGAAGGTAAATTATTTTCGTTTATTCTTTTAGGATTTAATAAAACTTTACCTGGAGCTAAAGGCAAAATAGTAGTATCAACATGAATAAAAGCATATATGTTTTCTAAAAGATGAACCTTATATTTTTCACCTAGAAATCTTTGTAGCCATTTTGCTCCTAGTATATTACCTGAATTTGATACTAAATAAAAAATGTCTTTTCCACACTTAATTACATTTGCAGCATCAAAAGCAATTTCATAATTTGTTAAGGTAGGTTTACTTAAATCTGTTCGGTCATATAACTTATTATCTAATTGCGGTTTTGGGGCAGATATCCAATTACTACCCGCATCAAAATATTTCTGAAATAAACTTCTATAAGCAAACGTTTCGAAGTATCTTGATCTAAGTGGCATAGGTGTTTCAATAATAGTATCACCTATAATTAATACACTATCTCTTGGACAATAAAGATAATAGCCATCAGAAGTCCAATTTGGTGTTGAAAAAGTATCTGCACAATTTTTAATTTCAGGTCTATAAACAATAATACCTAGATTTTCCAATTGTGTTTGAAAAACATTCAAATCTTCTATGGTCTCTTCTATGATTTTAGAATCATAATAACCGCTGGGTAAATTATCGGTTTTTTCATAGTTTGCATAATCCACGCAATGCATATCATGTTTTTTAATTGTAGGGATATGAGCAAATTCTGCTCTACCTAAAATTATTTCTTTTAAATCGCCCCATTCTGTGTGACAATTAATTTTGTTTAGTGTTTCCATTTTAAAATTTCCACGGCGTATGTCTGAAATCTGTGATTTCAAAAAATCTATTATAATTGTGCTCTACTATATCTTTTATATTTAATTGCCATTCATGCCATTGCTCTTCAGACAGATTACATAATCTTTCTATTTCGTCTACAATAGCAGCTAATCTTTTTTTAGGGTCAACAATCGTGTCATAATTCTCATTAATAAAGGGATGGAAGGTTTTATATCCTCTATCTCTTAATGCAGATAACATAAAAGCAGAACCAACCAAAATAAATGGATGTTTAACTGATATAGGTTTATAGGTTTTTTCTGTAAAAAATTTATGTGATTTATATTCACCATAAGTCCCCATAAAACCGGATTCGTGTGGATAAAAAATTGTTTCAGTTACAACGGAAAAATAACTATTTTCAAAATACTCCAAATCTTTTGGTGTCATATCAACAGGATTATTTCTGAATTCTGAAACTCCACCCTCTAACCGTAGAGGTAACATATTTTCATTTTCTTTTATTGTATTGAATACTTTTTCCTCGTAAAAGGGATGTTGGAGTGAATCACCATAGTTATCTAACCACCTTTTAACCCAATTAATATTTGGGGCGTAGCCTGCCCCCGCCATCGAATAAAAAGATTGATTTAATAAATTTTTATTTATAACCTTAGATAACAATTCCATTCTATGTAATCTTTCTACCTTATTAAAACATAGAAATTTTTTTTCTCTTTTTCCAATAAGATAAGAATCAGTTTTAATTTTTGTGCCTTGATAATCTCTAGCAATTTTTTCAAAAACATAATAGGATATTATATTAATTCTCTCTCTGTAATTTAAACTATTGCAAAATTGATCATAACTTTTAGGACCGTCTAAAGTTCCAGTTGTTAAAAAAATATTTGATGCATCAATGTCTGTATTTTCTATAACATTATGAATTTTTTTTATGAGAGATATATGTACGGCTTCCATTGAATTAAAAAATATTATTTTTTTATTTTCCTTTAAAACGGCTAGAATAATTTCTTTCAATTCTTCATCGGTAAATCTATTAATTTTGTCAGCATAAGCGATAATAATGAAAAAATCATTTTGAAGTTCGCTCAATTCCTTATAAATCAAAACTAGCAGAAGGAAATAGGTATCTGATTCCTCCTGTAAAAAAGTATATTTTTGATTTATTTCCTGTAGGTTCATCTTGTATTGCCATATTGGATAACGATAGATTCAGAAATATCTTCTGTTTTTAAATATCTCCAAATATCTATAATAATACTTCCTGGAAGTATATTACAATAAAAATGTTGTTTATCACTACCAATTAAATGGCTATGACTATAGGTTGTTGGAGCATGATGAGCAAGAAGAATAACACCATGAGCTTCATTTATCACATCATTAGTAAGAGGGTCAATATATATTACCTCATGTCCTTGCTGTTCCACATAATGACCAATTAATAAACTGTAACTGCCTTCTGTGTATGCAACACCTGGCTTATATGCCTTACCATGAATATAAATTTTCATATTATTTTTATTGGCTAGGTCAACCATCTTTTCTGCCACACGTTTGGCTTGTAGTTCTCTACTATCCATGATGGCGCCAAATAAATCATAACCTAAATTTAATTTTTGTGATAACCAACGTAAAGCAATGTTATCACGAGGATGGCAAGCACCTGCATCTCCCATACCCGCTTTCATATAGGCCGGCCCCATGATCCGTCGGTCGCTTTCTGCCAAAGCTTTTGTCACCACATCCACATTGATGTTTCCAGATGCTTCTGCTACATCCTGTATCATGTTGACTAATCCAATTTTAGCAGAGATGAAAGTATTATAAAAAATCTTGATGCATTCTGCTTCATCCCAAGTACCTATGACATATCTTGGGTCATTTTGCATAATAGTTTTATAAAAATTTGTTAAAATTTTTGCATCACCTGTAGTGGTTCCATCTTCAGTTCCTATAATAACCATTTCAGGATTAATCATGTCCCAGTTTACAGATCCCATTGCAATTAGATATGGGTTGTAAATGAATCTATAATTAGATGTGTGTTTGATAAATTCTCTGCGAGTGGTTCCTGGAAGAACAGTACTAATAAGAACTATTAGTTGATCTTTAGTGCAATGATTATTCAATTCCTTTAATATATCAATAACTATTGAATAATCAAAATCTTTCGGCTCTAAATGTGCTGTCGGTATTTCACCACCATAAGAAGAATCATGAGGTGTTGGGACAGCAATAAAAATTAATTCTCTGTTTTGTACCGCTTCTTTTATAGAAGACAAAACAGAGAATTCTGCTATACCATGATCTTCAATATCATATCCTACTACATCATAGCCAGCATTTTTCATTTCGTTTGCACACGGTGCTCCTAATTTACCGCAACCAATCATTGCAACCTTCATTGATTTAATCTCCTAGAAAATGCAATCATCGAAATTGTAATTTTTGTATCTAGCCAAACAACCTAATTGGTCAATAAATGGATTTGTAAGAAATAAAGACGAAGCTAAATGTATTTCCTTAGGTAACTCCATATCCTTAGATAATTCCAAACACCTATTATAATTATAATTTATTTTTTCTTCCAAAGATTTATACACATCATTTAAATTAGTCAAATTAGAAATTTTAATCATTTCTTGAGCAAACATTTCAGTTTTTATATTTAGATCTTCAATATTATCAAAACTATAATCTATAATTTCATCATACAGTTCAAAACCAAGCTCTCTCAAATATTGGTTTATGCCGACATAACCAAGAACTGCGAAAGGTTTTTTAAAAATTAAAGGCTTTATTGTTTTTTCTGTTATGAATATAACATTGCTCGTGCTTTCCGTAACAAAATCAAAAAATACATCATTATATTCTTTTGGTATTACATAGGATCCCCTATGGGAAGCCATATTATCTAAATCAATAATTGTTTTTTTGTCAAAATATTCAAAATCAAATTGCATATTTTTTAGAAAACCATTTATATCTGCCCAACTAACAACTCCTTTGTCAAAAAGATTATATTTAGCAATTTTATCAATTAAAAAACATCTATGAATATGTGGGTTATTATTTAAACATATAAAAGGTATGGATATATGTTTGTTTTCTATAGGTGGCAAAGTTTTTAAAATAGGAGTTGAATATCTAAAATAAAATTTCGGCCAATATTCTACATTTACATTATTGATATTTAAATCTTCTATATAATTTTTTATTAGTCCTGACTCTTTACATCCTAAAACAAAGGTTACTTTTATATCATACTGGTTGACTATATTTACAAAATCCTTAGTTGCCCATGGCTGCCATTCAATTTCTCCCAAAATAATAATTCTTTTGGGTTTTTTATTTTTTATTTCTTCAACTATTTCCTCATAATTTATTTCCGCATAATGAAAATATAATTTTTCTGGTCTATAAGTTTTTTGGAAATAAAATTTTTCTTCGTTATCCTCAAAATTATTGAAAATGCCCGCTAAACCTTCATCTCCGGGTAGAGGAAATTCTTTGTGAGGAAAAGTTTTAAAATACTCTTTTATGTGACTAGGTACTGATTTAGATGATCTTGCAAAATTTTTTGCTAAATTATAATTAAATTCTATTTTTTCTTTTATTTTTTCATATAGCCCTTCTAAATCTTCGGAAAAAATTATAGCATGAACATTTTTTAAATACAACTCTATTCTTTTTTCTATATCTTCTTCATCATCAAAAGAATAATCAAATATTTCATCATATAGTAGAAATCCTAATTCTTGTAGTTTTTTATGTATATTTACAGCTCCTAAAATTAAAAAAGGTCGTTTACATAAAAGAGGAGTTGCAGTTTTTTCTGAAATAATTGGAACTATTTCATCAGTCTCAGCTACCAAATGCAAAAATCCTTGGAAAAACTTTTCATTAAATGAATAGCTTGTTCTATTTTGCAAATATTCATCATCAATATGCAATTTACCACCGTTATAATATTTCCACTTGTATACTTTACTGTAGTTATTTTCATCATGAAAAGTAACCAAACCTTTATCTAAAAAACTTTCCTTTTGTAATTCATCTAATAACATACATCTATGTTTTTTTCCTCTACCTATAAAACATAAAAATGGGTGGGTAAATTTTATATTTGTATGTGATGAGTTTTCATAAAAAATATTTCTTACTGCTTTCATTTGCATATCAGTTTTTACAAAATAAAAAGTTGGCCATATCTGACATTTAAACAAATCCTCCCTAACACCTAATTCAATTATTCGGTTTTCTAACCATTTTTGATCTAGTGTGCAGGTACTCACAATTATTTCAATATTATTTTTATTAATATATTCAACCTCTTTTTTGCCGATTATTATATCATACTCATCAAAGTGTAAAAAATATATTTTTTGTGAATTAGATTCCAATATATATTGTTCTATTATTGTTGAATCTGGTTGGTAAGCATAAACAGCTATAGTTTTGTTATCCATGATTTTCCAAAATTTCTTCTTCTGTAAAAAAATATTTGCTCACAAAATCTATCTAAAGACACGGTTTTATCTTCAGGAAAATCAAATTCATAGGTAGTTGGAACATCTAATTCTGATATATCTTGCATATATCCTAAGAAATCATAATTAAAAGTTTTTGTTAAAGGATAATTAGTAATTTTTTTATGATCAATTATATAATATTTTTGAAATTCTAATAATTCATCAAGCAAATTATCATCCAATGAATATTTTGATTTAACAAAGTTTTTTATTATATCAAAGAAATGTTCATACTTATCTTCAAAATGCATTTTAATAATTGTGCTATGGATTAAATTCCAACCATGTATTTCAACTTTTGAAATTGGTTCATGAGCTATTTCTCCGTTGACTGTCCAAATATTGTAATGATGTCGAACAGAATTCATTTCTTTTTTCAACCAATCATCCTGATGAATATATTCAAAAAGGTTTTCATAAAATTCTGAATAATCTACATTTTTTGCTTTATATAGATATCTACTAATAAAACTTGTTAAGCCATTGATATGAAAGGTATTTAAAAACCAAGAAAAAACTTGAGCATCTAACATTTTTTCCCTAGGCATATCCTTTGTTGCTGTAACAACTTCAATAGATTCTCTTACTTCTCTCTCATTATATGTGCCAACAATATAGTCATAAACCTCAGCACTTTCAATATTGTGTTCTGCTCGTTGTGTTAAATTCATTTCAGCATTTTCTAATAACTGTGCTTGGTAAACAGTAATACCTGTGTGATTATTTGCTCTAAAAAGTTTATAAAAATTCTCTTTCCATGATTCTAGAGTTTCTTCTGGCAACCCAAGGATTAATTCTGTATACAAAGGCACTCCTTCTTTTTCACACATTTCAAAAACTTCTTCAATTTTATTCATGCCAAGGTTTTTTCTTCTTACTGCTGAAAGAACATCTTCATGAAGACTTTGAACACTCAAATTTAAACCAATTTTTGCGCCGCCACCGTCAATAAGTTTTTTTGCAATTTGAATAACGGATTTTTTTTGATTTTTAGCCCATGCCAATGTGTAACTTCTTGGATTATTATAGGTTTGTTGAACTTCTATAAGTTTATCAGCAATTCTTGCATCTCTTTCTTCAAAGATACCGAAATTTGCATCAGTAAAACTAACGAAATCAAAACCATGTTGGCCGGTCCATTCTAATTCATCATAAACTCTTTGTTCATCAAAAAGTTTTACTTTTGCATAAGTTAAACTACCCCAGTCGCAAAATGTACATTGATATGGACACCCACGATTAGTTTCTATAGTCATGTTCCATCTAACATCATCATTTTGCGCAATTAAATCATCAAATAATCCAGACAAATATGGGCTAGGTATAGTATCTAGTTCGCTAATTCTATCAGCGATTCCTGTGGTTATTGCCTTACCATTTTCGTTTATTACAAGGCCTCTTATTTTATAAAAATCTTCAGGGGAAGATGCTTCAAGAACCTTTTTAAATGTTATCTCACCTTCTCTGATAACAGCTAAATCTATAAAGGAAAATCTTTCAAAAATATCTTTTTTTTCAATTGGTGGTTCAGGACCACCAAATATTATTAACATATTTGGGTTAACTTTTTTTAATTCTTTGGCTAATTTGTAGTTATAATTTCTATTCCAAATATAAGTACTGAAACCAACTATATCATGATTTTTTAATCTCTCCACTACCTCATCAATTTCCTCTCTTCTCCAAATAAATTCACCTAATTCATATTTTTCACGGATATTATCAAATTGATTAACATATGACCAAATAATACCTGCACTATATGGTAGGTAATAAGCATTGAACTCTTTAGGTCCTTGGTTGAAATTTGGATTCACAAAACTTATAATTTTTTTCATATTTTAATCCTCAATAAATTTATAAAAAGCTTCTTTCCTTTTTTCATCCACACTATCAATCATATTTTTCATATTTAAATAATTTTTATGTGCTCGTTCTGAAAAATTATTTATTAATACAGAATAATCTTCAACATTTTTATCTAAAAGGTAATTATATACTCTTTCAATTTCATTCCCAATCAATTTTATTCTTACATAAGGATCATGCTCTTTATCATAAGAATGATCAATAAAATCATCAAAAATATCAAACCCCAAACTTCTAAGATATTCAGCATATCCTTCGGGTGCTACAAAAATAGGAACTTGGTGACAAAAAAATGCCTTGCTGGTTTTTTCTGTGAAGAAATGTCTATTCCAAGATTCACATATAGGTAAAAGTGTACCTTCAGGAGAAATTACAGGTGAATAATCATACCCAGATTCCATTACCACATTTATTAGAGCAGACACCCAAATCGAAAGATGTTTATGTGAATCATCATAATGTTCTAGGATATTTATTTTCCCAAAAGGAGTTAATGGGAATATTTTTCTCACATCTTCAGGTAATAAAGAAAGGTAATTTTCTAACATTCCTTCTTGTTCTAATGCTGCACCGCAGGTTATTATTGTTTTAACAGATAAATGCAGGTTCCTTTTAATTAATTCATAAGTCATCAAAACCCTAAAAGGTCTAGCAATTCTTGCTAATGAGATCAAGATTTTATCTTTTTTAACTACTGTTTCAGGATAAAAACCGGAAGTGCCAACAACACCAACATTTACCATAGAAAGATGATGCCATTTTCTAGATAAGGGATTAATAAGAGCTCCACAATCTACAAATAACATATCTTTTTCTTCTATACCTAAATTTTGTAATATTCTAGATATTTCAAACCAATATGAAGAAAAAAATGCTTCAGTACAAATATGAATAATAATTTTATCCATATCTTTAATAGTTTCTTTGTTTTCTTCAATTAATTTTAATACCCGGTCATATGCACTACCTTCTTGAATTATAAAAATTTTTTTATTTATATCTGAAATTGGATATTCCCAATCCCTGCTGAAAAAACCAATAGAAACGTCACAATGATGATTATGTATCATAATTATTATTTTTTATAAAAGTATACAGGCAATTTGCAATAACTTTATAACCTTCTATGGTAGGATGAATACAATTTGCCAAATAGGTTAATGGCCATGGTAATTCTGTATAAGTACCAAAATGTTCATCATGGTTACAAAAACCATCTAAATCAGATAAAAGATTTATAAAATTTTTATATTGGTCATGTTTATGGTAGTAATTATCCCATTTAATTAAATTTGTGTATTTTTCTCCAATGTGATTTTTCAAATATCCAGGCAAAAAATATGGATCATATGCATTTGCAAATATGAATTTGAAATTATATCTTTCTGCAAAAGTTTGAGCTTCCAGTACCGCAGCTAAAAATTCCATACACATCATTGCAGGGCAAAAAATTTCGGTTCTATATGCATCCCACCAAGGCTTTGGTGGGTCGTGAGGTTGCGGCCAAGCCGTCCAAAACTTATAGTGTTGATCTGGGCGATCATTAAATGTGTCCCATCTCTCTAATCCTGGACACATTAAAATAATTATTCCGCTATCATTTTCCCAATCCACCTCGTCGGTTAAATAAAGTTGTTTTACAGCGGCCGTGTTGCCTATCCCTCTAACTCCTAAATTCACAGGAGTGTAATCGGTTAGATGATCTCTACACAAAACATTAATCCAACTATTTTCGTGTTCATATCCTCTCAGATGTTCATCAGGAACCCCGCGCAAGTTTACACGACCATTGTATTGTTTCCATATTTCTTCCGGATATCCACCTTCACCTTGAGCCCAACTACATCCCAACCCAACTATTTTTTTCATAGGAATTTACTCCAAAATGTTTTACTTAAATTTTTATCACGATAAACTTCTACCAATCTCTGGTAGTTATAATCTACAATCTCTAAGGTTTCTTCAAAAAATTTTTTCTTTGTTTCTAAATCCCATAGATTTATTTCTTTACATATTTCACCTACTCTAATATATCGGTCATAATCATTTTGAATATCATCATAATCTTCAGGGAACCAATTTGAAAATGTTTTATAACCATGGTTTCTAAAATATCTCAAAACTCCTGGTGTGCTTAAAATCATAAAAGGTTTTTTATAATAAATTGGTTTATATGATTTTTCTGAAATTTGTTGGACAGCTCCGTTACCTTGTGTTTCAGTAACCAAACAAACCAAAGATGCTTCATACCAGGAGCGCAATTTCCTCATTGTATCTTGTACCATATCACCATAACTAGTATCAATGTCTACACGCAATGGTAACCTATTTTGTATGTTATTTAAATCTTCTTCAGTAAGTCCTATTCTTTGAGCAAATGTTCTATTAACCACATCCTTCCATACTTGTCCTGTACTATCCGGATGTTCTGCAGGCATACTAAAAAAACTATCTTTGAGTAAATCATTTTTGTAAAAATACATAAGAAGATTAATTCTGTGTTCTCTGTATCTTCTATTCAAACAAATAAATGTGGTTTTTATATTTTTAAAATCTTTATTTCCAATATAGTTGGATTGTGGCCCCTGAAAATTTCTAGAAAGATGCCATTCATTGCTGTCCCAAAAAGTTATATTCATTCTTTGATCTATTGGGATGTTTTCATTATTACACCATTCCGTATATAATTCATTCCCGTTTGGGGCGCCGGACTGATAAAAAACTTTTGGTAAAGGTATATGATGTTCAGAAAAATATTTGTGCATTGTTTTATACAAATATGGATAAATTTCTGCCTCAACTGAATATTCTAACAACAAATAACCATTACCGGACCTTATTCCGTGTTTTATATGGCCAGGTGTATTACTAAGTTCAAACAACCCAGGAGAATGATCATAAATGAAATAACCTGGAAAAGGTTTTTCATGATGTAGTTCAAAGGGATAAACAAAAGTATCTTCCGGTTTAATTTCTGATGATGGAATTAATTCAAAAACATCTTTCATAGTAGAAAAAAAATTTGAGTTTATTCCACTAGATCTCCATTTTTTTGATAATCTATTTGAGTGTTGTACCTCTTCGAGAACCGAAGATAATTGGTATATGTTCGGTGTTTCTAGATTTGGTATTGGTCCGGTCGGACCAAACCAATCGTATACTATTTTAATTTTCTTCATTAGTAATTACCGTTATAATCCTATTTGCTGCAGTTTGATGTCCTCTCCAACTTGGGTGTATTCCATCTACTCCTGCATGGATATGATACCAATCACAATGACCTTGTTGAAAATTTAAAATAAAAGGCTCAACAATTAAATGTGTTCTAAAAATTTCAAAATCATATTTCGGCCACATATCATCTAAAATAAAATTATAAACCTTAATATTAAGTGCTTGTAAAAATAAATTTACTTGATTGTAATATTGTACAAAGGAATTACTCCAAGTTTCTTGTACAACTGCACTTCTTAGAAAATTTTCCTGATATACATTCACTGCTTCGTCCCAAAGGTTTGTGGGGGTATTTGTTGGTAATAAATGTAATGCAGTACCTTCGTTATTGATACAATCAATTACCTTGGTTTGTCTTGACGGTTCTGGCCATACTATAAGGATTCTTTCTGGTTTTGGTCTATTTTGCATAAACCATCCGAAAATATTTAGACTTACATATTCTGGAGATCCACCACCTTTAGATATGTTCACAACATTTCTATTAAAATGTTCTTGATAATAATGATCCCAACGTTCCTTTAATCGCACACCAATGCCTTCTGGCACAGAACACCCTATTGCTAAATCATAAGGACCTTTATTGATAATATCAAATTCATGAGTTCTATAACCATAGCTATTGAAAAAATAGAAATCATCTTCCAGATTTCTATATGGCCATTCTTCCTCTGAAACATTTTTAGGTATAATAACACTATCTACAAAATTATAATATAGATTTTCGTCCCACGTTCCTAAAAATTTTCTAGGTCCCAGGTGATTGTAACCTTCCACATATTTTAATATGTCTCTATATAAATGATTTGGTTTAAAAGTCAAATTACGCATTATTTTCTCTTAGGTATAATGATATCAGTTCCACAAACGCAATGATATTTATCACAAATTATACTTTTTGGTTTTACCTGTTCAACATCAGTTAAAATGTGACCAACCACACCAGAAACACCACAACTAGCCATGGTTATTAATCCTGCGGGGTTAATAAAAACTGAATCTCCGATATCACATTCCCAACCTGTAAAAAAATTCTGACGGGCAATGATAATTTCATTACTGTTTATAAATTTGTCTGTACCGTCTGACCATTTACCATAGGAAACAGCAACACTATCTTTAAATGGTTTGTTGGGGGCAAACTTAACTTCCAGATCTTGGTGATTTTCTATCCATTCATTTTTAGCAGAATCTTTATATTCCCATGGCTTTGCAAAAGCAGACATTTCATCAAACAAAGGTGTCCATTCAATATAATAACCAGGCAATTCTCTCTTTAACATTTCACCATATTCTACAACTTCCCAAAATTTTTCATCATGTAATAAAAGTTTATTACAAAAGTAATTTATTTTATCGCATAAAAATAAACTATTTTTAAAATATCTTTCTTTGTTTACCCCTTCAATATGAAAACTAGCTACAATGTCATCAAAGAGCTGGTAATGAGATTTCCACCAAGATGTAGCTCTACTTAAATTAGTATTAATAGCTATTGTATTATTTGGTGTATTTTCTTTGAAAAACTCTACTACAGGAATTAAATTTTTCCAAATCGTTGGTTCTCCACCACTCAAATATAACTTGAAAGCGTTATAACCATTTTCCTTGTAGATGTTAATTATTTTTTCTAGTTGACGAAGATATATATCCGTGTTATCATCATTTTTATGATTACCATTCCAATTACCTGGATTACAATAACTACAACTATAGTTACAATTATCGCTAACCTGCCAAGTAATGGCTAGATATTTTTCTTTAGGGTATATTTCTTCTATTCTTGATTGGACCATAAGTATAATTCTTTAAATTGAGGAATAGCTTCAAAAATATTTTCATTTCTTAATTCATCATAAGTTGCATTTAGTTTAAAAAATTCTTGGACTCCACCTTTATTGGATTTTACATGATCCAATGCTCCTATAATAGGTAATAATTTATCTATATAAGGATGAGATTCAGGAAATTTAGTCCTCATATCATGATGGTGTTGTCTCCACATTTGCTGTACGTTCTTTGCTATATGTAGAGGTAAAATATCTATAGATTGATACCAAGGATAAGTTAGAATATTCAATCTCATACTATTTTCTGAAAAATCTATTATTTCATTTTTAATTAACCATTCATGTAATTTTGGGAAATCAAAAATGTTGTATAAAGATATAGTAGGTGTTATACCAAATTTAACATGGGGGACTTCTTTTTTTAATTCGTTAATGTTTTTAACAATTTGCTCCCAATTTGCACCATGTCGAAGAAATTGTATGACATCTCCCATTGCATCTAAACTGGCCCATATTTGAACGTTTTTAAATTTTTTCCAATAATCTATAGCATTTTTATCTTTATATCTTAAGGTCAAAAAATTTGTCGTATATGTTAATTCCACATCTGTGTGATGATTTTCCAACCAATAATCTAAAATATCATAATGCTCTTTGGTTATCAAAGATTCTCCGCCAGCAAAATATACCTCTTCCACATCAAGAAGATAAGGCTCCAATTTATTTAAAAGATTATTTTTTTCATTATTAGAAACTACAATTTTTTTCATGTTAAAAAAAGTTTCTAAGTTTTCTTTTCCTTTATCTCCGTACATTTGGACATATTCTTCAGCCCAACGACTACTGCAGGCTGGACCACAAGTACGACATTTCATATTACAAAGATTACTAAACCTTATATCTAGGTATTTCATCTTAAAATCTGTAATTTCACCATCATCTTTTGTATTTTCTACCAAAGTTTTAGAGCTTTGTAATCTTCTTGTATTATTAGATTGTCTCAACGACCATAAACCATATCCTTCCAATTCATAACATCTTTTACATTCTTCTACATACTCATCTTTTAACATACTAACACGTATTTCTTTATATCTTTCTGAATTCATCATATCCAGGACGGTTTTTTTATCCGTAGAAGAAACCGGTTTATTTGAATCAGCCACACAACACGGCATTATTCTTTTGTCCGGCCAGGCATGAAAATGAATCCAAGGCAAAACACAAAAATGCTTAGTTTGTTCTGGGTTACTCAATATCGGCAAGGTTTTCATACCATTCTCTCAATTCGGGGAAAGACTCACAAAAATTTTCGTTTCTTATACTATCAAAATGCTGAGTTAAATTTTTAAATTTCTTTTGCCATTCTATATTTGGTTCAGTATCTTCCTGAATAAAATGGTATATGTCGGTCAAATTACTTTTGATTGGACCATCTTCATGTGTATTTAACCAATTTAGAATTTTATTTTTTGCTTCAGTTTTTAATTCTGTTGTTAGAACATTGTTCAAATTATAATGATCTGGATTAATTAATTTATAAAAAGAGCAAGTAGTTGTTTTCCAATCTATCAACCCTTCCTGATGTAAATGATCTAAAAAATCTGTTATTGTTAATATATTAAAAACACCAACTACACAATTGAATGAAATAGAAACTGAAGGACATTTTTTTTGAACTATTTTCAAATTTTCTAAAATTTTATTCCATTCGGTACCATGTCTCATGTATTCTGCTCTAGACCCAAAACTATCTAAACTACCATACACTTCGACCTTTTTAAACTCATTCCATAAATCGGTGACATTTTTATTTTTAAATTCTAATCTACTGCAATTTGTATTATATCTTAATATAACATCCGTGCTGTTATTGTCAATAAGATATTCCAATATTTGATAATGTTCGGGGGTAATTAATGGTTCTCCACCAGCAAAATATAACATTTCCAAATCACCTAAATGAGGCTCAAATTGTTTCAGCAAGTTGGGATCCCCATTTGAGGCATGCATTAATCCATTTACTTCTCCGTATCCTTGTTTGAAAGATTCAGCAGCCCAGGTAGAAGAAAACATATCACCACAAGTTCTGCACTTAAAATTACATAGGTTACTAAACCTAACATCAAAATATTTCAAATGCATCCCAGGAAGATATCCATCTTCTAAAGTTTCTTTGGTTAAATCAAAATGTTGCCCAAATTCATTGTTTGCAAAATTTCTAAATGAAAATCCACCTGAACCAGTAGATTCATGTCTATAACAATTTGCACACCCTTCTACAATTTCACCAGCAAGTAATTTTTTGCGAACTTCTTTTAATTCTGGGCTGTTCCAAAGTTCTTCAATAGAAGATTCTCTTACATTTCCTATCGGATTTTCGTAACGAGTGGTACAACATGGATATGCAGCTCCATCGGTATTTACATATAGATGTATCCATGGAAACATACAAAATGTTTTGTTAGTTTCTAATAACTTATCAAGTTCTGGATGTTTACTCATAGTTTTTTGCCTGCAAGATAGAAATCCTTGTATTCTGGGAATGTTTCCAAGAAGTTTGTTCCTCTTCTCTTATCATATTCGGTAAACCATTGATAAAAATCCTTATGACCCATTTCTTGTCTTGCGGGATCATAATGGGTTGCTTCCATGTATTTCAAAACACGCTTGAATCTTTCCAACTCAAGTTCAGAAAATTTTGTTACATCATTTTCATCTGTGTTTTGCTTCATGAAGTCATAATGCTTGTACATATATGGCATGAAAACATCTTTAGGTAGAATATTCATATCATACTGTATAGGTTCTTTGAGATATGGTGTATCAAAGCGTATCTTTCTTTCCAATGGTCTTATTTCGTCATCAGGAATGACATCATTGTATTTAATACGCCACTCTAATATTTTCTTTAACAATTTGTCAAAATTTGCAATGCTTAATGCGTTAAAAGTAATCATGAAAGTAACATGGCTCTTGGTCATGTTCACATAAGTATCTAAATTATTTTCCCAAGTTTGTAAATTCAATCCTGTTCTTAGATATTCTGCCTGTGGACCCCATGTATCAACACTACTAAACAATTTAAATTTTTTAATACATTTATTGTCCAATAGTTCAGTAACGTGGTTTGAAAGACGAACAACCCATTCGTTTTTTCCACCCAAATTACTATTGATGTTTAATTCTAAATTGGGTTGTGGATCTTCTTTCAAAGATTCTAACAATCTCCAAGTACTTTTATGCATCAAAGGTTCTCCGCCAGTTAAGCGAAGAATGTTCAGAGTTTTTCTAACTTCAGGCCACCATTTCCACCAAGCATCTACATAAGGATTGGTTTCTTCCTCATACATAGTGAACCAATCAATATCATTACGATGATTTTTAACCATGGTATAAGGACCATGGGTCTTAATCTCATTATAATATCTTGAAGATGCCTTAGGATGACAATATCCACACTTAAAATTACACTCGTTACCAAAACTTAATTCAATATATTCTGGATTAATGTTTTGATCCCATGGTCCGTTTTTAATTTGTTCATATCTTTCATCTGTGTATATGGATGCTGTACGAATATGTCGGTCAGAAATATAATCAGGACCCATGTCTTCAATGTTCCAACAATATTGACATCCAGAAGGTCTTTCTCCATTTAACATCTGAAGACGTTCTTGTTTTTTATGTGAAGTATTATGTAGTGCTGAAGGATTATCTTTTAACTCATCCAACATAATTTTATGCGGAGCAGGGTGATAACAACTATGGGTTTCACCTGTTTGCAAATATATTGTAACGTGGTGCCACTTAGCCAAACAAAAAGTACAGCTTAGTTTATCCACTACAGGTAAAACTTTTTTAATTCTGTCTAAATCATAACTCATTATACCCTATCTCCATGAATCTTGTGAATTGTACACAATCTAATTCTCCACTATATAAAACTTTATCCATTTTATTTTTTTGTAAAAACTCTTTCATGTTTTCCGATGTTCTTATGTGGTCATCCAAAGAAGAAAAATTATTACCCTGTAAACATACCAGTGTGTTTAATGGTATGTTACCAACCCAAGTATTAAAATCTTCCTGTGTAATATGTTCCGTACTAGTATTAACAATTAGAGTGGTTATTTCTTGAATTTCAATATCTCTATAGGTGGTTTTAAAATTATGATAAAAAAATTCATCTATTTTAGTCATATCCTGTGTTAGAAATATTATCCTGGGATCATAATTTGTTAACATAGAACCCTGGTCCGCACATTTTTCATCCTTATCTATACTATAAACTTTTTTAATATTAGGTAAATTGTCAATAATATACATTGCAGCTAAACCATGCCATCCACCAAAAACATAGGCTACTCCTTCTTTCTCTAAAGAAGGATTGTTTTTATAGATGTTTTTTATTTCTTCAATCATCCAACCTTTACTTTTTATTTGACTGCCCCAAAAGGCTTCTAATAAATCATATTTGGTTTTAGGATCTTCCGTATTTCGAATAACATTCATCCAATGGATAA